TTAACAGCTACATCTGAAGATGAAAAACATAGTGCCTATATAGACGGCATATATAAATACGACGAGGAAAACAAACCTACAATTGAGGAGTTCAAGGCTAGGGCATCTACTTTAGTCTCACAGTTTGCTGCTGATAACGGCTGGATTGCCAGTTTAGATGCACAAATAGAGGCAGCTAAAAAACAAGATGTTCCTGTTGCTGACTTTGAGGCTCCAGAAATAACGGTTGATACTACTGTTGAACCCACACCTGAGCCTGAGCCTGATCCGATACCTGAGCCAGTTGTTGATGTGGACGAAGTAGATGAAGAGGGGGAAGACACTGAAGGTGAAGAGTAAGTGTGAAAACCCGCATTGCTTTGACGAAACTTGTCAGGGAGATTGTAAGAAAGAGGATTAGCTTTGTCTTGGAAGAAGCGTAAGCTAAAACCCAAGAAAAAGAGACAGCGGAGGGGTTGCTATAAACAGCCCTTTTCTGCTAGAGTACGTTCTCTTATGGCTGAAGAAAGTCAAGACCAACAAGTACAGACTGCTGTGCAGATTCTGTTTAACGCTGCGTCACAAGCAAGGCTGACTGCCGCAGATCACGATCAAGTTAAGCAGGCGGCACAAATAGTTGCCTCTAAGCTAGGGCTTACAGACGCTCCTGCTCCTGAAATTCAAATGCCAGAATCAGGAGAGTCTGAAGGGTAGTGGATGAGAGCAATAGACGATATAAAGGTCTTCGCATCTGCGGGACTTGGGATAGGTAACTGGATGCTTCAAATAGATATTCTATTAAAAGTAGCTATTAGTGTTGCTACCCTCGTCTATATTATACTCAAAATATTAAACCTACTGAAATCAAAATGAAAACAACATTAAGTTGTGTGTTACTAATCGGGGCATTATTTGTACTAACGTCTAATGCCAACGCAAGTAGTTTATTTGGAGCAGGCTTAAAGCCAACGCCAAATGTTAAACTATTCGGGCAAAAACTTAGCTGGCCAATCCCTTCTCTTTGCTTAGGTGCAAAAGCTGGAACTGTTCCAGATGCTAAAGTTTCACCTGAAGGACTTTTCTTTAAAGTTCCTTACCTAGCTATTGACGTTCCTTTCCCAACATTAACCATTACCAATAAGGTAGGGTCTACTGTTGTTAAGTTGGGAGCAGTTGAAGTTAATAAACCGAAACCAAAAAATCGTAAAAAGAAATGATTAAATCAAAAACATTTTGGACATCAATAACTGGAGCAATAGCTGGCGTAGCTGGATATTGCACAGGAGACCTTGAGTTAGGTTCTGCTATTAATGTAGTCATAACAAGCTTGCTTGCTCTGTTCTTACGTCACGGCGTAAAGAAAGCAGAGAAGGCAGCTAACGGGGAATCCTAATACTGTGACAGTACAATGGGCGTCCTTAAACTGATAGCCTCTTTAATCAAGGCCGTCCCTATATTGGGGCGGTTTTTTTTGAAGATAGATGAATTCCGAAAAGAAAGAAAAGCTCAGAATAGATATGAAGAGAAACTTGATTTTATCAATAATGCTGTTGATAAGTTTACTGACTCAGGGGTGTGCGACGACGAAGCTGAACAATGTAGAAGAGATGGTGGAACACCCTCAGTTTCCAGATGCTGCAAAAGCGGCCCCAGAGTGGACAAGGGCAGTACTCAAAAGATTAGCAAGCCTAGAGTATCAACTAGAAAAAAAATAAAGTTAGCTAAAAAGAAAACAACAAAGAGCAAAACTAAAGATGGCAGCAAAGAAAAAAGATCCTCGCCTAGAAAAAGCAGGAGTAAGCGGGTACAACAAACCAAAAAGAACACCGAACCGCCCAAGTAAGTCTCAAAGTGGCAAGAAGAAATCCGTTTAAGTCTCCTCGCATTAAAGTGGGACGGAAGTTAAGCCGATTTTTCCGGTGGTCGGATCGCTGGAAATTTCAAGGTCGGCAGACATTTCGCCAATTAAAGCATAGCTTAGTGAGTCAAAACTGTGCTTGTTGTTGTCGTTAGAAACGTATCTTCCAACACTACTACCTCTCTTTAAGTACCTGAACATATCAATTGTTCCGTGGCAGTTTGCTGATATGTGCAATCTGTTTTGCATTAGTAAGTCTTTAAGTAGTTTTACTCTCTGCCTAACTGATCCTGCAAACTTAGGTGCGCCAATTAAATTTATTCTCCCACCGCTTGCAGCCGCAACTACTCTATGATCGTAAGAATTTGCGCTTGCTCTGTACCTAACCATTGATGATGTGTCAGACCAGTGAGTCCATCTAACTTTATTACCTATATGCTCTTCTAGTTTTTCAATTCTTTCCATAGCTTCCCCAGTAAAGTCCTCTAAAGAAACATCTTGATGTAAGACAATAAGCTCATCTAACACAGTCCATCTAATTCCTTGGAGTGTGTCTACTTTTTCTAGAATATGAAATGCATGGTTCCTGTCTCCTAAATCCCAACCCCCTATAAGCTCAGTGCAGTTTTCTGTAGGCAGGATTACTTCCCATTCATCTTGAATAGGGCTGTCTGTGTTACCAACTACATGGGTATCCGCTCTGAATACTTTCCCGAAATGTGCGTTTGTTGAAGAGGCTGTCCACTTCCCAAGAACATATCTATCATACATCTCAGGATCTCCACGGAATGTGGCAATCAAATCTTTCTTGTCGTATTCAGATAAGTACGGATTATCGTCAATCATGGATTCTATTATAGAGAATTGCTCTGCATACTCAGGATCTGGATGGTCTTCTTTGTTTGGTTCTTCATACCAAAGCTTATATATCCATGAGTTTGTTCCCTCTTCTGCTGGGTTCGTATCCCCTATCCATTGGTGAGACATGTAGGCAAGCCCCGGTAAGCGGAGCTGGCCTTTAGATATTGTGAACACGCACATGTCTTTAAAGTTTGAAAGCTCTGAAAAGAATATAAGAGAAAACCTAGTTCCTTTAATCTTCTCTTCAATGTCGTGATCAACGTCTAAAGAATGTAGTTGTATTTCTGTTTCATTACCGTGCATATTAGACACGCGCAAGTAATGCATCTTGGTAACGCCATCAACTTTTGGAGGGACAGTAATCTTGAAGCCTTGTAAGTTTGCCTCCCATTCAGGAAGTATAAGGTCTATTAAATCAGACCAAACTCCAGATTTTGCGTTACGTATTGTTTTGCAGAAAATCCCAACACGACCCCCTCTTGTTTCCCAGCAATGTCTTACTAGGCGGTGTAATACGCCTATAGTTTTGGAGGAGTACCTTGGCCCACTAACTAGAAGGTATCTCTTAGAGCAGTTGAATATTTCAAGCTGCTTTGGGCTGATTGATGGATACCAGCATCCACTAGCATCAAGCGGCATATCTGTGATACCTTAACGATTTACGGGCTTTATGGCAAATGAACTAACAATAGACCTTACAGACCCGGCTATGCAGGAAGCTTTTGCTGAATGCCAGCCGGGAGAAACTCACACAATAACACTTGATGTTACTGTTAATGAAAACGCTGAACAATTAGTAGCTGATGTAGATCCAGAATCTGTTGAGAAATATGGAGATGATGATTACGATGAAGAGTACGACGAAGAAGAAGCTCCTAAAGCTGTGGCTATCATAATGAAAGAGGATGCCAAAAAAGCCTAAGAAGTGGAACGTCTTAGTAAATTATAAAGAAGACGGAACCATAGATGCAGACATTAAGCTCCATGACTTAAAGCCAAAGACTGGCCGAGGGTATAGGAGTGTTTTGTATTTTGAAGGCAATGTAAAGGTGGCCGGAATGGTAGGATATGTTAAGCTTTGGAGGCCGGTAAACAGTAAGAAAAGGAAGCAGATAATGGATCAGTTTCATAAAAACATGGTGGCTAGAAAGTCGCCTAAGATAATCTAATGATAGATTTAAACGTACTAAACAAAAGAGGCGTAAATGCCGAAACTGCTAAACAAGTTTTTGCAGGGGATGATTCAGAGATATCAGATAAAGGAGCATTTCTTTTAGATAGGATAAGGCACAGAATTGATGACGGCCTGAACCATTGTATTAAAAACCATAAGATTTACCATGCGCTTGATATTGCATGGGACGCTCCATTAAAACAAGTTAGTCACACTCTTGCTCATTCAATTTCAGATCAGGATCTAAGTGATGAATCTGTTCTTAATGCAGCAAGAGACTGGGGTCTTACTGGTATGCTTGAAGATGTTAAGGATACTAAAGGCCAGAAGCAGAAACTAAACCTCCCAATGTTCTTTAATATATTTGTCCCATTAGTTCGTTCTTATGTGACAATCCGTTGGGCTAGAATTTATAATGATCGCCGTCAGTACCCGTTGTTTAAGTATGAAATGGGTAAAAACACTACGACTAATAAGCTTCGGTCAGAGATAATAACTGACAGGGTTCAAGTGATATCAAACCAATATGGGTACAGTGAATTACTGAAACAGTCTATATTCCATATGCTTCATTACGGATGGGCTGCTCAGTTCCCACAAGAAGAGTGGCATTCAGAAAAACAGATTGGCTTAGATGAAGCAGGAGAAGAGGAAGAAAAATATTCTAAAGAAGGAATAAGATATAATCTACCTCATCCTAGTAGAGTATTCCTTGATCAAGCTCACAGACCTACAACATTTAACTCAGACTCCGGTTGTATGTTTGCTGGCTACTGGAGAATCATGCGTTACCGAGACATCCGATCAAACAGTAAGTTCTGGAATACAGATAAAATAACTTACGGAAAAACAAGTGATCTTCTTGGTAGAGCTAGGACTTATTTAGAACTGGTATCTCCTTGTACTATGGAGTTTCCTAAGAGCAGGGCTTCTTTTGGAACTACTGACAGAGAATCAAGCATTGATACTGTATATAATTCAACTGATGATGATAAGGCGGTATTAGTTACAGAGTATTATGAAAAAATTATTCCAAGCGATCATGGCCTTGGCGATTATGACCATCCTGTGTGGTTTCGTTTTTGTTTGGCTAACGACGACACTATTTTGTATGCTGCTCCTATCCCCTATTGCCCGGTTGTTTACTATGCTTACGATCCCCATGAAGGGAAGAGTATTAACTCGTCATTAAGTCTTGAGATAATTCCATTCCAAGATCAAGTAGGTAACTTACTTAGCCAATATCTTTTAAGTGTTAAGCAGAATTTAGCAAACATGACCTTTGTTGATACTGATCAAGTGCCAAAGGATATGATAGACAAGCTACAGAACTGGGGAGAGAAGTTGTTCCGTAGTTTAAACTTTATGCCGTTCTCCTCTAGACAAAACAAGTTTGCCCAGAGTGATGTAAGAGAAGCTTTCACTTCTGTAAGGTTTAATGCATTAGACACTAATGGGATAGTTGGGGCAATGCGTCAGGTTATAGACATGCTGGAGCGTTTACTGGTTATCTCTGCACAAGAAATTGCACAGGTAGCTAGTCATGAACAGACTGCTGAAGAAGTTCGGACGATTGCAGGAACTACAACAACCCGTTTAGCTTTTACCGCATCGGCTGTAGATGACGCAATGCTTGCTTGGAAAGAGCAAGTTTATCGCGGGTTAATGGCGTATGGTGAAGAAGAAGTTTATGCACAAATTAATTCTGGTTACACGCCAGAACAGATCAATGATCTTGGGTTTACTCTTGAAGAGCAAGACGCAGATAGGTCTGGCCTAGTTGGGGTTCGTGGGCAAAAGACCGCCCTCAGTCTTGATGTTATTGGTAGTTACCGTGATTCAACAGATCGTATATCTGATAATGCTATGGCTGCTGCCTTAACTCAGCTTTACCAAATGGTTGCTAGTGATCCAGAGATCAGGCAGACAGTTGGTATTGATCAAGTGCTTGATGTTATAAATCAAATTGGTGAACAACTAGGGCTGCCGAAAGATTTCAAACTTCAGAAACTAAGCCCAGAAGATCAACCTCAAGGCCAAGCAGGCCAAGGGGATCAGATGGCGGCAGTAGCTGAAGAGATTAGGAACTCAATAATAAATGAGGTAGGCGAGGCTTTACAGCCTTTAGCTGAAAGCACACAGCAAAATAGCACTATGATACAACAAATTGTTAATGCTATTCAGGGTGGGCCACAGCCGCCAAGTCCTCAACAGTATGATACAGATAACCCAATCCCCACTGGAATCCCAGCAGATGCTGGAGATCCAACATTGGCTCCAACAGGGCCAGTGCGCTAAGTTAAAAAAACATATAAAAGGATTGATTGCTTCCCACCAAGAAGCAGCTTCTAGGCTGTTAATTGAATCAATTGCAGACCCCCGCAAAGAAGCAGATGCCAAGGCAGAAGCGGATAAAGCTAGTCAATTGGTGAACTTTTTGACTATATTAACCACAATTGCTTCGGGTCAAATGGAGCTACCTATAACTAAAATTTCTATAGAACAATAATCTTATGAGTGAAATAGCCGAAAGAGTAGAACGACATATGGCAGATACGTCTTTGCCTCAAATGAAAATCCGTAAAGCCCCTGAAGCTGAAGGGCTGCAAGGTGGTGAAGATATACTCAGCCCTAAGCCTAAAGAATCAGGAACAGTAAAATTCTCTGATATGATAGTCCAGCCAGAAGCACAAGAAGAAACACCAGTCGTAACCCCAGAACCCCCGCCAGAAACTAATGAGCCAGTAGAAGGCCAGAAAACTGCAGAGGTTTCAGACGCGGTGTATAGTATCATGGATCGTTTAGGGTTTAACAAACCAAAAACTAAAAAAGCAGAGGTGGAGCCAGAGCCAGAGCCAGAGCAACAAGAAGAGCCAGAGCCAGAGCCAGAGGTAGAGCAACAAGAAGAGCTAAGGGCTGAAGAGGAGCCAGTAAAAGCTAAACGTAAACGTAAAAAGAAAGAGGGAATAGACGCTGAAGATATAAAAGATATCATTAGAACAACGGCAGAGTCAGTTGCACAGAGTTCTACTTCACCTCAAGAGCCTATTGTTGAGAAAAAAGCAGTTAATGAGATTGAGCTTAAAAATAAAAAAGACTTAGAAGTTTTCTCTGAAATGGAGAAAGACTCTAAGTATAAAGGTATACGCAATAAGCATTTAGATTACCTCACTAAACTGTCACAGTATAAGACAGAATGGTTAAAAGATAATCCGTCTGGAAAATTTTCTCTTGATGACATAGAGCATGAGGATTTCATTTCAGGAAATCAGCCTTCTTACGACATTAATGATTTCACTGATGCAAGGATTACTGTTAAGGCTCGCAGTTTAATACAAGAACAGGAGCGTTCTTATCGCGACCAAATTGAAGAGCTTCGTTCTTCTGTTGATGAGGGCAATATGAAGGAGGAGCTTCAGGCTGCATCTAATTCCAGTGTTGCCGAAATAGTTAAGATAGCAGACGAAAGTTACTTGAAGGTGGTTCAAGATGGGGGCGGTGATGCCCTCAAAGACTCTGACCCTGTGGCTCACGATGTGCTTAATGAAGTTTTATCTAGTAATGAGAAAGCTTTGTATGAGCTTGAGAAGCTGACTCATCCTTCCAAAAAGTTTAGATTAAATATAAACAATGAAACCCATAAGAAGTTGATAGACTTTGCTATACAGAAGGAGAAGGATATTTCTAACCTTCCTTTAAACGATCAAATGCATCAAGGCAAAAGGTTTGCTACAACACAACAATGGCAATCAATGAACGAGACGCAGCGATTAAGTTACTGGCGTATACAACCAGAACACATTAAAGCAATGTATATATCAGATGTCGGTCAGGACGCTAAAAACCGCATTGATAAGCAGCGTGAAGTTTTTGACAAGTACGTTCAGCATAAGTCTGGGCAAAAAAGTTCCCCGAAGAAAAATGAGCAACCTAAACCCGCCCAACAAAAACGGGTTAAAACTAACCCTCCGTCAACTGCGGGTGAAGCAGTAACTGCCACAGGGGGCAACCCTGCTGCAACTGTAGATTTAGGTGATGGGAAAAATATGAGTAAACGTCTATGGGGATGATATACTCTCTCCATCAAACAGAAGTTTCTGTTTAAAGAAAAAGGATAATTATGGCTTCAGGCGATACAGTGCCGGGTATATCAAGTGGCTCGGCTTTTAAAGAAAACAACGATCCAAGTAGTGTAGCTATTTGGAATAACTACGACTCATGTGGAAGCATGACACGGGCTGATGTAGGTCTAGCAGAGTCTGCCGACCTTGATGCAATTTTCACCGACTCAGGTGGAACCAACAACATGGGTAACTTTGCCAGATACCGCGACATGGAGAGCCTTCTGGTGACTCAGATGGAGCTTAAAACTTGCGGTCAGCGTCAGTACGGCATGTATGATTGGTTGATGTCTGGTGCTAAATCAATGGGAAGCGGGATCACTAAGCGAAGCGTTTCTGGTGGGGTCAGCGAAATTGAACCATTTATCTTGGCGGCACAAAAAGACACAATTAAAGATAATTATTGGGTTGTAGATAGGTTGCTAGATCACCAATACAAGTTTGAAACAAGTAACAGCACCAGCTCGCTTACTTTAGCACCGGGTGGCGCAAAAACTCATGACCCTGCGCTCTCAGCTACAGTAACTGCTGCTGGGGGTCAATTTGTTATTCGCCTTAAAGGATCAACTACTAATCAAAACTTAAACCTAGCTTACTTTAAGCCGGGAACCACGATTAACTATTTTTCTAAATCGGGTAATACTGGTGCTGCATATAGGGTTGCCTTTAAAATAGTATCTGCTATTACAAATACTCAATCTAATGTAGACTACATTGATGTTGGGGTTAAGTACCTTAGCGGATGGGGTGCTGGCGTAGACATTGGATCAACATTTGCTTTCGGAGACGGAACTCATGCTTCCAAGATTGGCGCATATGACACAGGAGGTTCTGGTGTTTGTGTTCTTGGAGCTAACAATGTTAACGACTTTGAAAAATGGTGTGAACAGCGTCCTGTTCTTAACACAAGAAAGCATGTGCCTTTCTGGTATCAGACATCTCGCCATACTCTTTGTGTATCAGAGTTTTATAAAGAGTGGCTAGAGCGAATGATGAGGACAAACGCCTACTTTAATAAGTTTGGTGATGTTTCACTTGCAGAGCGTAATGCTCAGTTAGGATTACTTCATCAGAAAGAATGGGTTAACTCATTCTTTTGGGGTCAGCCTATCAGTAGCAAGCAAACTCTTGCTGACTACAAAGAGCTAGAAGTTATTAATTCACATTCAACAACTTTTGGTGAACATGGTAGTGATATTGAAGGATCAGCAATTGGTTATCGTGCCAATGCTCTTGGTATTTACCGTCAATTAGCAAGCACTGGCCGTGTTCGTGACGAAAGCGGAAGCCGAGTAGGATTACTAGGGGATCATGGATTACTTGAGAAGTATGTGTTTGAAATTGTTCGCTCACGTAAAGATCAAGGCAAGCCTTCTGATACTGTTGATTTGTTCACAGATTCTAAAACTGCAAAGAACATCTTCAATGCGATGATGACTTACTACAAGAATGAGAGTGGTTCTACGTTAAATGTTAATTATGACATAACCAACAAGAACATCTCAAACTTAGGATTCTACGCACAGTCTTACAAGTTGCATTACCCTGCCGGGGTAACACTGAATGTGATCACTAATGAGTTCTTTGATGACATGGTGACTGCAAACAAAGCAGGGACTACTGAGTCAGGAGAAGTTTCCAATGGGTCAATGGGTCGTTTTATGATGATCTTGGATTTAGGTGGCGGGGTTTATCCCGGTATTCTTGCCTCAAATCGTGTGGTTCATAAGACTGGTGATCTTGCTGACCTAGCTAAGTCTGACTCTTCATACGCTTGTGTGATGAATAACCCGACTAAAGAAACTACGCTAAACTCCACAACGTGGACAGCAATTGTTGAGTGTCCTACTGACAACTTAATAATTGAAAACTTCGCGGGTGACGCAGTAGATCAAGCTAGTTAATAATCTACCTAAAGGATTGCAATAGGGGCGGTTGTCAAGACCGTCCCTATTTTTGTATACTGATCCGGTATGGCTAGTAATGCTAAAAAATTCTATTGGAAAAAAATCTTACCGGAAGCTAGGGTTAAACTATCTGAAGACCCTCTTATTTACCTAGAAGTTGAAGATTTAGGTAGAGATCCGAAAGAAGGTCATGTTGGTTATGCTGTCGTTGATGAGGTTACTAATAAATTGGCTGAACCTTTTGACGGCGAATATGGGTTATCTAAAGGGACTAAAGAAGAGTATGAGAGTTTAAAAAAAAAGAATCAGTCCAATCCATCCGCACCGCTATGGAGAGAAGAAATCAAAGCAGACGGCCTGCACCGATCCAAGACCGTGGTAGAAAATGTTGCGGGGGTTAAGGAGCCTGCTTCTGCCGTGATTGAAGGACAATCAAAAGAAAAAACTCTCCCAGAAGATTCCAAACCAAAAGTAGGAAAGCGTAAAGCTGCTACAAAAACTGAAGATTAAACATGAGATTTACCGAACTGGTAACAGAGTTGCGAAGCGACATCTGGCCTGAAGGGGTTCCAGAAAACCTTGTTGCGCCCATACATAAAAGTTTTGAGGCGGCAGTAACTCACCTCCAGCGGTATGTTCCATGCCTTCAGTCTAGGAATATTAATAGATACCCGCAGTGTTCCACCTATTTTCAAGGAGGGAAGACTGTTATTGATGCGCCCAAGGGCCGTATTAACAAAGTATATACTGTGCTTGATAAAGAGGGGGACGAAGTTTACCCAGCTTTATTCACACAAGTGAGCCTTGATCAGCTTGAGTGTAACAACCTCAAGCTTTTATCTATGGTTTACCCTCCTAGAAACCTAGACAAAAATCCTCTTCCTATGGGATTCAAATACCCAGAAGAAGATTCTGATTTTAAAGTTACACGTAGCGGCACAACAAAAACCTTAACTACTAACAAGCACGGAAGAGCGGTGATTGGTCAATGGGCTATAGACAGAAACCGTATCTACATATCTCCTTGGATTAATTCTGATGAGGTTATTGTTGTTGAGTGGGACGGTGTGAAGACTAGGTATTCATTGGATGATGCAGTTATTGAAGACATTGATTTCAAAAGAGCTGTAAAGTTATATGTTCAACGGGAGTATGCCCGTGACTTTGATAACGACTATGAGCGTTACAAGTATATGAGCATGGACTTTGACACTGCAATGGGTGATTTGATTCATGAATGCAAAAAACAAACAGAAGTTAAGAAGACGTTCTTCTGCCCAGAAGCTTATGACATATTAGCTCAAAGAAGAAACCAAAGATTCAATGAAGCATTAAATGTTACTACCACAACTACTGCTACAACAGAAGCCGCAACTACTACATTAGCTGCTGACGCTGCTGTAGATGTTAGTTTTACTTTTGGTGTTATTGGAGATTATGGGGCATCAACTGGAGGTTCTGGGACTGCTTATGATGGAACTAATGCTAGTGCAGTTGCAGACTTAGTTAAAGGCTGGTCTCCAGAGTTTATTATAACGACAGGAGATAATAGTTATGGAGCTACTGGTGGAGACCAAACCACTATTACAGATTTAGATACTAACGTAGGTCAGTGGTACTCAGATTTCATATTTCCATATGGTCAGTCTGGGTTACATGGTTACACAAGTACATCTAATGCAACAACTGGTAATAGGTTTTTCCCTGCAATAGGAAACCATGATATTACTGAAGCTTACGGCACAACAGATGCAGGACTAGCTCATTATAAAAACTATTTCACTCTTCCTAACAATGAAGAGTATTACGATTTTGTTAAAGGCCCGATCCATTTCTTCTGCCTGTTCTCCAACAAGAGAACTGATAACAGTGTTTACAACGCAAAGCTTGGTCTTGGAATTACTGGAGGGCAGCATGAGTGGCTGGAGTCAAAGCTTGGTAATAGCTCATCACATTGGAAAGTGGTTTACTTTCATAATTCACCTTACTCATCTGAGACTGCTAGTGGAGGGCATGGCCCCGGTGATGCAGATATGCGTTGGGATTTTCCTGCAATGGGGGCTGATGTTGTTATCTCTGGTCATGCTCATAACTATGAAAGAATTAAAGACTCAAACGATTTCAGATACCTAGTCAATGGAGCAGGCGGTGCGCCTCTCCGTGGAAGCGGTGCTACATTGCCAACTGGTTATACTTCAGAGAAATTTCACAGCGCAGCAAATGGGCATGGGGCTATTAAAGGAACCGTAGATGGAACTACTTTGAAGTTTGAGTTTATTGATAAGTCAGGAACTACAATAGATACTTACACTTTAACTAAAGCTTTGTCTGATACATCCACCAAAAGAACAGTAACTAACTAATGAAGTTTGATAATATAAATAAAGTTCCCTGCATTGGGGAAAAAGTTCCGGTGGTTATTGAAGACACCGAAGATGCACGTTGCTTATCTGATCCATTGTATGCAGCCATCATGGGTGAAAACTTTTGCACGAATGCTCCAGTTATTGATGGGCTTGAAGTTAGAGACCCAAATGGAGTAAATATTGGTTCATCAGGAACCGCTAGTTTTAATGCCTATCTGAAATTAAAATACACAGATGGAACCATTAAATCCATTAAAGTAACAGAAGATGCAGCTTGGTCTTCAGCTAAGTCTGTTATTTTAGAAAGCAAAGGGAATGGAGAGTTTAAAGCAGGAGAGACTGATCTTGATACGCAAGTAAAAGTCACTGCCACTTATACTCCTTCAATTATTATTAATGGTGAAACTAAAAAATATACACACCAGCTAAGTGCAAACTCTACTGTATCAATTAAGCAAAACTGTCAAGGCAGTGCAATTGACATTGTTGTTGTTTTAGATAGGAGTGCTTCAATGCTGAAAATAGATTCAGCTTTCTCAGGAAATGAAACTAGAATGTCAGCAGCCCGTGAAGCTTGCAGGCAACTTATTAAAAACTCAAAGCTTTGGGATAGTGAAGACGACAAGATAGTCACATCTGGAGGCAGCTCTGTTAATTCTACTGTAGGTAAAGAAATAGACCGGATGGCTTTTGTAAGCTATGCAGGAGATGGAGGAGATGGCGAACCTGAAAGCAGAGTCACTCTTGTTAGTGATTTTGTTGACACTAAAACTGCTGCTTTATCTTTAGTTGATGACCCCGGCTTTGTTGTTTCAAAAGATTGTGATGGAGGAACTGGCCCTGAAGGTGGAGGATGTTGGACAAGTATAGGTGGTGGTTTGGAGATGGCTTACGACTTACTTAAAGGGTCAAACGAAAATTTTGATATAATCCAATCAGAAGGAGCAAGAACAACAGCTACAAATAAAGCTGCACATCTTGAAAATCCAACTGGTGTAGCTCTTTCTGGAAATTCTGCTTGGCCAAGAAAGCTTATTATCCTACTTACTGACGGTTACGAAAATGTTTGCGCTCCTGATCCTATCAGTATTGCTGCGGAAATAAGAGGAGATAAAATGGCAGGGTCTGGCCTTAAAACTTTAGGTCATGATGCAATGATTGCTGTGGTTGGGTTTATGTTAGACTCAACAAAATCTATTAAGCGTTGTTCTGGAGGTTCCCCTAGCGGGGCTACTGTCACAGTAGAAAACTATTTAAAACTAATTGCAAATTGTTATCAAAACGATACTTCTAGTGCGACTTCATTAACTTTCTTCCCAACAAATCACGATGCTTTGAAGGGTTTGTTTAGTGGTATTCTTCAAACAATATGTAAAGACAATACTGGGGGCAGCACAGGAAATAACAGGGCTTGTTTTTACATCCCAACGACTGGGTTAGGTAAAGGAGACACGCCTCAATTACGTGACCAATTTGGCATCAGTACAACTTTAACAAACTGGAATGTATGTAAGAACAGTGTTGATCTTATGGGTAAAGATTTATTCAACACAACGCATCCTAATGCAGGAATGTATGTAAGTTTAATAGGTAACACTGGGTACTCATTACTTTCAGAAGAAAACCAAACACAAGACGGAAATCAGTGGGAGCCAAAAAGTTACTATCATGACGATTACGAAAATAAGAAGTGCCAAGTAATTACAGCACCTATAGACCACAACTTTGGAGGCATAGAAACTCAAACTGAATTTAAATTTAACGCAGGGGAAAAGTATAGGTTAGTTCTAAAAGTTGGAGGTAACAAGATTAAGAATAGAGCAGCTTTTACAAATCAGCATGGAAAAAATGGGGCTAAACTAGGAAGTTCTATTAGGGTGAGTATTGGTGGGACTCAGGTTGGAGAATTAGAAAATGATGTAAGGGCTACATATCCTGATGCAGATGGGATTGTTGATGGGGGAATTGTTAACAACATACCAATACTTGTAACCAGAAGGATTGAAGGTGTGCTATATGAATTCACGCAGGAAATTGACCCAGAAAAAGGAATTTATGATTTAGTTATTCCATTACCATCTAAAGTAACTGGAGAAGAAGGCAAGATCAGAATAGAACAATATCCTTACTCTTTCCAGAAAGTTTTAAAAGATCCAACCTTTTCTGGTTACGAAATCCCTAAGACGGAAAGGGAGAGAATATTTAAGGATAAAGGATGTGTTAATATCAAAGGGACATCAGAAGACCCACTAAAAATATCTGACTTCAGCGGGTTCATAGCAGACGAAGGGATTGTTGTAGCTGGTGACAGGAATGAAGATTCAAGATATTTAACAAGCGGGGCAGATGAGTTTTTAGCTCCTTTACCATATGGTGTTGTGATTGCCGAAGTTACTTTACAAAAAGGAACAAGCTCAGGAGACACTTGGACAACAACTGAAACCGTCTTTACAGATAACTTTGAATCAGAGATAACTCCCACCTAATGGAACTTAATACTCAAGCGGATCATTTTAAAAGCCTTCCTAGACAATCTGATGAAGGCCCATCTAATCTTGAGTCTTACTGCACAGTAGCTACTGGCATTCATGGGTATGAAGCTGCGTTACTTATGAATAGTATACGCATTCATTCTAATAAAAAAATTTACTTATTAACTGATGATCTAGGGGAAGAATGTTTAGGTGAAGATATTCCATCTAATGTAGATGTAACTAAAATTCCAGACGGACTTCTTAATGAAAGACGTAAAGAGTTTCCAGAAAACTTGGGAGACATATGGCCTGACTGTGCAAGTTGGGGGGACTTATGGAACCCTGCTGAAGGAAGTTTAAAGATGGACATCATGTCCAAAGCAATAAAAGAAAGTGGTAACACTTTGTTTTTAGATGCTGATATCATCATGGTTAATCCAGTTACTTGTAATTTCAAGCATCCAGTTTCTTTAAGTCCACATGAAATCACTGAAGAAGCCTGCCAAGCATATGGTATTTATAATGCAGGATATGTTTACTCCAGTGATCCAGAGTTCCCTGAGTTCTGGGCAAATGCATTTAGGAACGACTCTAATTTTTTAGAGCAGGAATGCTTAGGCAGGGTGTATAAAAAATATGATACCTCCTTATTCAGTGAAGCTCATAACTACGGATTATGGAAATCATCTTTCTCTAATGTGGACAGCAATAAGGATCAACTCCTAACTGAACTTGGGATATCTGCTGGAGATGATATTTATTTAAACAGAAAAAAGATGGTTAGCTTTCATGCTCATTTAAAACCAAAGGAAGCACAGCAATACATATCCTATAATTTAGTTAGGGCTTTTTATGAATGCCTTAACAGATCAACAAAAGAAACTCATAAGATTCTTATGGGTTTTATATGTGATACATTCCTACCTAAAGCCAGAACGCTAAGGCTAGGAGAACCTTATCCTGTGACAGTATAACAATGCCTAGTAATATAAGACCAAAAGACTTTGAGAGATATCTCCCAGAAGAGAAAGATACGCTCGCCCAAGGTTTAGTTAAGTACATCCAATTTGCTATACTTTTTTGGAGATGGTTTAGGTCTGAGTTTAAAGCAGACGGGACATTTGGCCGTAACATTAAAACAGAAATGTGCGCTTCTGGATGTTTAGAAAAGAATATAGTTAAGCCTGATAGTGAAAACAATGAAGAAGAAGATCAGGAAGATAATGAGTCTGAAGAAGAGACTCTGCCCGGCCCAGTAATTCCTAAAGCTGATCCAAACCCTTCTACGCCAGACGCTAGTGATTGTTGCAAAAAAATAGAAGGCTATGAAACTTTTGAGTTCTACCAAGCGACCAAAGTTGATTTAGGATGTGACTTAAATAATAATAAGTTTATTGGAATCAATGGCAGTATAAACTTGTCATCAAATGATAACTGGAGTGCTGCTGCGGCTATATACAATTTCCGACAAAACTCTGGTGGAACGAAAGGCAAGCCATCTAATGACTTTGGCCTGCCGTCTGGCCAAGAACAAATGTATACTGAGCAAGTTGGTATATGGCCTAGAGTTGAAGTTATTATATATGGACATTGTTCTGATTTAGATTTCGGTAGCGGAGGGATAAGCCCAGAAGGAACTGTTGCTGGATACTTCCAAAAAAATCCTAATAGCGGTGGAAGTGGAAATGCTAAAATTCCTTTTAACATAGGGAACGGTGGTAATTTTTGTGTTAGTCTTTTTATTCCCCAATGGGAAAGTGATACTACTTCAGTAGAAGGTTCAGCCTACAAGAGCTTTAAAATACATATTGATGATATAGTTCCTCAAGAATTCAGAGAAGGCCAACCACAAATGCGCTGGAGATCTAAAGGAGACAAGCCTTACTTGTTTAAGGTTTATGGAATACGAATGGTTGTTTTAGGGTACAACAATGTTTATGTGGCTAATGATAAGCCAGCTCCGGTAGGAGTTGAAAATGGAATTCCAGTTGACTATTTAGTATATGATGAAAGGTGGCAGAATGAGAAGCCATGTTTTGTTCCTCCGAATGCAGGAACAAGGGCTAAACATTTAGCTCCTGCTTTTACATGGGATGGGAGTACACATACAATAGGCCAAATTTACCCTCACTCCACTGTTAATGATTTAGAGATAACTTTTAGAAATTTTAATTTAGGACAATAAAATGGCATCACCAATTAAACCAAGCGACATTAAAGCTACTTTACCAGCAACAGACAGCAGTGCTTGCGCGAGACTAAAGAAAGTAATAGTGGATTTTCCTCGTCGTGTGTACGACTGGTTCAGTTATATATACAACGAAGACGGAACTTTTTCAGAAGAATTTAAAACAGATTTCTGCGCTATACAATGTGACGATGTAGAGTCAGGGGAAGAAACCCCAATCACTGATTCTAACCCCGGCGGTAACCTTGAAACTCCTTTCATAAAAGCCGGAGCCGCTGTTAGGCATAATGGAGGAATACCAATTGTGTTTAGTAAGGTTAATGGCGCAACTAGATATGACATTTATCGCGGAACAACTAATAGTATAACCGCAACCACAACTAAAAGAATCCGTAAATCTTTGATAGCTGATTTTCATAACATGAATGCTCCCCGATCTAAACTTTGCTTACGCAGAGACGGAACAATACTATACGTAGATGTGAATGGAGGCCCATTGTATAATCCAACTACAAGAAAAGATGACCCAAATTCTAATGCAGTTGATGGTCAGCAAGTTTATTATTATTGGGTTGTAGCTAAGAATGCTGATGGGTCAAAGAGCGATTACGCTGGGCCAGTGATAGGGTTCAGTAGAAGTGTTACTAACTACACCCCTATAGGCTCATCAAAACTTTTATACTCAGGCCAAGAAGAATCACCTAGTGGAATGACAAATAAAACTAGGATGCGTGTTGTGCTTCGTGGAGGCGGAGGCGGAGGCGGAGGTGGCGGAGACTATACACTTCCAACTTGGAATAAGTTTCATATTACAAGTATAGGTAGCGTTAATTCAAGTGGTTCAGAGACAGCATATACAGACGGTCAGCCTATTTTATTTACATTAAGTAATGCAGGCGGGCAGAACCATAACTTCCAGCAAGGAGAAGAGTTAATATTGGAAGGTCAGAATACTTCTGGTTGGGATTCTCCAGCGAAAAAATATATCGTCAAAGAAGTTCTTACTCAGAATAACAAATTTATTTGCGAGCCTTTAAGTGGGATGAATGCTCCAACCGCTAGTACTACCACTAATATACCTAATACTAGTACTAAAACTTTTGGTCTTATTCACTCAGTTTCAGATGAACAACAAACAAGAGTTTGTGGTGGTGGAGGTGGCGCAGGAGGAATACTACAAGCTGTGTTTGAGTTAACGGATGTTACCTCGGTTAGAGTTAGGACACTTGATGTAAATAATTTAGACAACGGCCCGTCAACAGGACTCCGAAATCTTCCTGATTCTGATTATTGGCATTCTTACCAAGGCAGTCAATTTACTTGGATCAGCGGAGGGAGAGGAAGAGAAGACGCTACTACTCCACCTACTGCTGGTGAACCAAGACCGGGGAATCAAGATGGGATTACTACCAATACTGGCCCTTACAGAACTCAATTAGAGGTCAGGAAAGGCACAAGTGGTGGGCCTAACAATGATGGGTGGCATCCAATTGCTTGGGTTTCTAATGGAGAAGGAGGAGGCTATGCTGATGGAGCTTCAGCATCAGGAACCAAAAGCACTAAAGGTGAAGGGTCTAAGCAATTATACTGGAAATCATCTAATAACACATTCAGTGCTACCGCCGCCACTGGCTATTCTTTAAGTAGATATGGAACCTCAAATGCAAGTGGAGTAGCTGTACTTCGCAATCAATCTTTTGGTGGCAATGTTGGAGGAGTATTATTTTATGGCGGTGCAGATGGCACAGATGGGGTTGGTTCTAGTAGCGGCATGGGTGCTGGTACGCCGGGAGTAGGAGGAAATGCTTGGGATAGTTTAGAACCAAAAGGCCCAACTCAAGCAAGAGCCGCTTGGGCAGGAAATTGGGATAGCATTGCTAATGCTTTTGATTTTAATGCTCCCGGTAGTGGAGGTTACGCCTCATATGGTGAAGCTGATGATAAATGGGGGATATACGCAAGAGGGGGTAAAGCTTTAGGAGGCTGCGCTTTCATTACTTACGCAACTCAAGATTATGATGTAGCATGAGAACTCCACCAGATGCAAAACTATATGAGCTTCGCCCACTTACTGGGCCACTAGACCCGTCATCATCTCCAGATGCTGTACTAGCAGGAGGACATAGATGGGTTCAGAACTTCAGGGTTAATTCGTCTGGGGCTTTAAGCAGAGCAAACGGATTTCGTCGTCTTCTTTACAAGGAAGGGACTACTTATAATAACACTGATTTACACAATCAACTAGAGAACACTTCATCAGGAGCGGCAGTAGAAGATATAAACTTTTTATTTGAAGCAGAGATATCTAACGGAGTAACTAAGCTGCTTGCTGGAACTAAGAGCAGGCTTTACGGGCTTAATACTAAAACAAACAATTGGAAGCTTATTGGTGAAGGGCTTGCAACAACTGGAGCTTGGAAAGCAGCACAGCTAGGAGAGTTTGTTATTCTTGTTAACGAGAACGCCAAGCCTGTTTATTATAAATTAGACCAACCTAAAGAATCTGAAAGGAATAACTCAGGTAATCTTGTTGATAAGGTTAACTCTCTTAAAGAAATAGAAAGCTTTAAAGGTATAGGGCTTAACAGAGTTAAGCATATCACGGAATGGAGGGGGCTTATGTTTTACGCTAATGTTAATGAAGGTAACGAATGGGTTCCTGATAGATTAATATGGAGTGACTTTAAGAAACCTTTTGATATTACTCCTAATATAGGCGACTCATTAGCTGGATACCAAGACCTTGGTCAAGGGGAAGATATTATAGGCATGGAACCATTAGCTAATGTTCTCCTTGTTTACACTACTAAAGGTATATGGCAATTTGAAATTGCTGGAGGAACCGGGACTGATGTTCTTACTTTCAGGAAGAGGTATTCAGATGATGATAGTGGAAGTTTAATTCCTAATTACCCTAATACAATAATTGCAGCAGGGAATGAACACTTTTACTTAGGGCGGGATGGCATATACTATTACAGTATATACAAAGGAATGCCAGCTAGAGAGAGCTGGTTACATCTTGCTTCCAGTGTAATTTTCAATGATATTAATTCATCTAAATGTGAACTGCCTATAGCTGCTTTTAATGCAAAGACAGATGAGATATGGATTAGTTGGCCAAGTAAAGGGGCCACAAAGAATGATAAGACTTTAATCATTAACACTAAGTATAAACATGTTTCTTACATGGACGCAGGCTTTACTGCTTTTACTAATTTCACAAACCAGACTTATACAAGCATAGCTGAATGGGCTATTGCAAATTGTGTGTGTGCTGAAGGAGGTGCGACTCACGGTATACATCAGTATAGGGACTCTGCTGAAGGGTCTTCAGTTTGTTCTGGTTCTGAAAATTTTCCCACAACTAGATGCGCTCCTAACATTAATAATCTTCTTACGACTTCTACTAAAACATATTCTGATTCAGCGTTCCCAGATGATAACCTTGCTACTGAAGATTGGACTGCAACCGCTGCTGCTGACACTTTGTATACTAAGCTTGGGACAGGCACGTTTGCAGATTTATGTGACGAAGCTTGCCCTGAAGATATTAGGTTTGTAATGGCATGGTCTAAAGACAATTGTTTAAAGGAGGATGGCAATCATTTCAAAAGAGAAAGGTGTACTAGTTCCCATCCCTACACTGCCTGCGCTACATATACAGATGAAGATTATAATTCAATACTAACTAGCCCAGCATTAAGGCTTAATGATCCTACTAGGAATAAGCTTCTTAGGGTTGTTACTCTGGAGTTTGATCATGATCAAGTCGGTGGTCAGATAAGTTTAAGAGTAGGTAACTCCGCTCAAGCGGTAGACCCTAACAAGGTTGGGTGTGGATTAGTTTGGAGTAAGGCAGGAACTAAGGATGTTAAATGTCTTACCAACTTCAACAGAAATGCACATACTGAAAACAACACAAGAGCTTCAGAGGAACTTTCTTGGCCAGTGTATGAGCAAGGAAGAAACTTGTACTATGAAATATCTGTAAGCGGAACGGCTGGTGCTTTTGATGCCACTGCAATAAGACTTTATGCCACAACCAAAAAAGCGTAGCGAAGCAGAAACAAGAAGAGCTGATCTTCTTTTATCTCAAGCTAAGACTAGAACCTTAGAGGTTAACGAGGTGAAGGAGTTAATGTGGATATTAAACCCTTTCTATGATTATCCTGCTTTTTCAGTAGGGGATAGGGATTTTTTCTTTGATACTAATTTAAGTATGCTTTATGAGAAAGTAGGAGATGACCGTCAGTATGTAACAATATCTGAAGATAAACTTTCTTCTTTTGGTAGCGGTAGCGGAGGCGGGGTAAACAGAGGGAGCGGCCCATTTGCTAGGCTTAGTGCAGATAAAAGTAAACTTAAAGTTCCTTTACCTCCATTTCCTAAAGTACCATCAAACGTGAAATCAAAATTCCCTGAGTTAAAGAATGAATGGGAAGCATGGGAGAGTTCTGTTGAGGAATGGCTCCAATATGTGCAAAACCAATTAAGCTAATATGCCGTCAGAAGGACAAGTGCTTTGGTATATAGGGGAAGCCCCTATATCTGAACTTGATCTTGTTGCAGGGTCAGCATCAGAAGAAGCTAACAATTTAAGAGAATGGTCTTATTTATTCGGATTAGGTTCTCAGGAATTTTCAGACAGATATTTAATAGAGAAGCCTTTCTTTTCTTCAACAGAGCCTAACTACTTTCAAATATGGATGGTTTTCTGTGAGTTATTATTTTCTTTAAGAAGGCCGCATGGCGATGGAGATCAGTTTAGTAAAGGAGGTATAACAAACTTTTGGTGGGATAGGTATAAAGACGACCCTGAAGCATACCTTGTCTACCCAGAAGACGAAATTAAATACGGGTGGGTATTGTATCTGGATATTGAATCAGCTCCAAATGTTGTTGATTTAGTTACGGGTCAGGTGGGTAACTTGAATGATGGCACTCCAGTTTTTAGGAGGGATATTAACATGATCTTTAAAGGCGAAGGCCCAGAGAGCGGAGGGTCTGAGTCAGAATCTACTTTAACGTCAGGTGGGGTAGAGCCTAGTAAGTCTACTACTCCTATAGATATTCCAGAGTTTCCTAAATGGAGCGACAAGATTAAAGATAAATTCCATAGATCGGTAGATAAAGACATGTCTGAATGGGATAAGTCTTTAGATGAATGGCAAACTGAGCTTCAAAATACTTTAGCTAATTAGCCAGAAAACATTACTATGTGGTATTATCCACCGCATGGCTGTTAACTATTTAGACAGGCTCCAGCGAGACAACGACACACCAAGGACGATTGGTATGCCTTTTGCCACACCTCTTGTTACTCAATTCGGGCAACAAGATCAGCCCAAATCCCCATATGAAACTGTATCCACACCAAGAAACCAAGACCTTGCAGATAGGATTAAGGATATAATTGGGGGTACAGAATCTCAACAGAAGAGAGAAGACGATGCTTTACGTAGGTATGAAAGCTCCTTGAGCCAAGGAGGAGTTAAGCAGTACGCTGATCAAGAAGCTGGTTATTTATCTAACATATATGGCGGGGGTATGGAGAGTAAGCTGGATTCTCTTAGGGAAAACAGAGCTGACGCTTTACGTCAGGCAGGGGATTTAGCTAGGCAAAACCTAAGAAGAGATCTAAAGCTTTCAGGATTTAGAAGCCGTGGAGGCGCGGGTTCTAGGTTAGACCGTATGGCGGCAGACCGTAGTCAACAAATTGAAACAGGAATTGCTAATCAATTAGCTGACCAAAGCAGGGCAGATTATGATTATTTAAACAGGCTTCAATTGTCCAACCTTGGACGCCGCCAGAATATTATGGATTCTCTAGCGTCTAGGGAGCTAATGCCAATCCAAGCAAGGAACCAACTGCAAAACCAACAGCTTAACAGGCTAGGGCAGCTTGGCCAAATTGACAGGACAAACCAAATTTACCATTTAGCTGAAACGCCAGAGTATACTCAGGCGCGTGAGTACCAAGCAGCACTTGAGGCTCAAGGTATGGCCCCGGTTCCTCAAGATAATAGCTTTGTTAATTACGACATGAATCAAGTAGATCCATATGCAAGGTTCCCTAAGCAGCCGTTTATGGGGTACGGAGTCAACCCTCTTAATGGCTTGTATGGATACGAGTATGCAGCACCATTGTATAATAATTACCCAAGAGTCTTAGAAAGAGTTTAAACTTATACTGTCACAGTATTAATCATGCCTACATTTTACGATATAGCCAGAAAAACAAGGAACGCTTTACCTTACATGCAAAACTACGGTGGAGGCATAGGGACAGGCAGAGACGCTGATCTAGTTGGAATGGGACAGCAAATGCTTGATCCTGATTTTTATTCCCCAGATGTTTCTAATGAAACAATATGGTTTGAGAATGCTAACCCAGATATACAGTACTCAAGCTTTGCTAATGCAATGGCTGGGACGGGAGCAGACCCAGACACAGAGAGAAAGATGGCTTTAATTCAGGCTCAAGAAGCTAAGAAACAACAAGCGCAAAACCAAAAGCTGGCTTTAGCTTTAATGTCAGAGCAAAGGCAGCGGCAAAAAAACCAACAACTTGCGGTGGCGAGAGAAAGAGCATTACAATCTAGCCTTGCTAAAGAAAAAAGAGCAGAAGACAGGCGGTTGGCAGATGCAAGTAACGCTTCAATTTATAAAGCTGGAATCTTAGACCCGTCTAATGCTGGTCGTTATCTTTCACAGTACAAAGGATCAGTTAATGAAAGAAATGCTTTTGCTTTAGCCATGCAAGATGCCGCAAGAAAACGTAAAGAAGCTCAAGAAGCTCGCGAATTTTCAAGAAGTGGGACAACGCTATCAAGAGTAAGTAAAGCTGTTCAATTCGGAGACCAAGAAACTTGGAAGAATTTCGGATTAAAAGAAGAAGACCTTAATAAAGTGGACGCAAACGCTTTAAAAGGTTTAGCTAAGTTCCACGATAAATTTGCAGATTCAAACAACGCAAAAGCTATAGAAGGTATAAGCAGGTTAAAGGTATACCAAAATCGGATAAATGGTATGGCAGCGAACCCTGAAAAACAAAAGGATCTATTTCAAGATGCATTAAAGCTTCGGGATGCGTTGGTGGATAATGATGTTATTGCTGCTGAAAGTCCAGAGAGCAATGAACAGGAGCGTAAATATGATTTAAAAGTTAAGAGTATTCAAAATTTATTCAGTGAGGAAAATAAACCAAGATGGGGTGATACTTTGTTTTCAGGCTCAAGTGATGAAGATTCGTCTGAGGAATTTGTAGATGCTAGTAACCAAGCAACACCAGAACAAATACAAGCAGCAATGATGCTTCAATCCGAAGCTGCAAAAGAAGCAAAAGAAAAAAGATTAGCAGAGCAGATTAAAAGGGACGCAGCTTTCAGAGCAAGGAGAAGTGCTGAGAGAAATGAATCACAAGAGCGAAGAGATTTTGCAGACATGCAACAACAACTTCAATACGTAAGAGCTAATCCATACTCAACTGGTGCTGAAAGATTCTTTAATCAGAACCCAACCCGACGAAATGAATCTGCTATCCAAAGACCAGAATGGAATCCGTTTGATCCTGATTACTCCTTTGAAACTAGAGGTGTCCCTTTTTCTAATAACACTGATCCTGATGCGTTTTATGGGGGAACACCTAAAACTGTAACCAATCAGTTAGACCCTTCAGTGTTAGAGATGGCAGACGGTGAACCAGTGGTAGATGATCCAGATAGTGAAGATCAAAGATTAGAAATAGCTAATAGGATTTCCAGTAGAAAACCATTAAGTAAAGAAGATTATGAAGCTGAAGTTTCAGCCACAGCTATTGATCTTTTCATAGCAAACAATCCCGGATTAACTACCGATCAAGCATTTGCTGAAATAACTAAAATGGCTGTATCAAGACCTAGTCAAGCAAGAGACTTACTAACTCAAGCGACTAGTATTGTTAATAGAAGTAGCTATAGGAAGTATTAAGAATTTAATATAATATAATATGGGTTATTTTGGATTAGATGATGATTACTGGGACAGTCTTTATGAGGAAAACGACCCGTTAAATCCCGACAAAGATAAACGACGAGACCTTCTTGTTGATCTGTATAACATACGACAAGGAGAAGACTCTCAAGATGATGGTTATTTTGGGTTAAGCTCTTTCTTAGGAGGAGCGCATGGAGATGTTGCTGGATACGGGGGAGCAGGGACTAAATTCTTCTGGGAGGACAGGGATTTAATTAATGTTTGGGACACAGACCCAAGTTCTTTCATTGATCCAGAAACAGGAGAAGACTTTAGTGAAGTTAATGAGCTAGGGGAAAGAGGTGTTTGGCTGAAAGAGAAAGAGCCTTGGTCTGAAAATATTTATAAAAAACTCCCTACTGATTTTAGTTCGGGAACAGATGAAGAGGGTGAGTCTAACCTTGAGGGCTTAGGAGCTACCTTCAATAAGATTTTAGCTTCAACAGTTGAAGCGGGTAAGGGTCTTAGCCTTGCAACCACTAAATGGGCTGACCAAAACTTACCAGAATGGATGTTACTGGATGAAACAATAGGTTTACCATTCTCTTCAATTCCATCAGGAGTTCCCTTGGATGAAGCTGTACCTTTACTGGAAGATGAGTTTCTTGAATCAGTAAAAGAAAGAAAAAAAGCGGAGGAAATAATAAAAGAAAAAATTACTGACCGCTATGAAGACTTTCCAGACCCAGAAGCCGCTAGGCTTGGAGGTGAAATAGGAACAACCATTGCTCAAGAAATTCCAATCATGCTTGGAACTATGGGGACTGGAGCAGCAGTTGGTCAGATTGGTAAACAAGCTGTAAAGTATGGAGCCTCAAGACTAGGAAGAGAAGTAAGTGAGAAAGCGGTTACTAGATTGGCTAACCGTGCCAGTCAAAACCTAAGAAGAAAAATCGGCTTAGGCTTAATGGCAGGAATTCATGGGACACGGTCTGGTGCTGGGACATATTCAGATGCGCTTGACACTTATGCTTCAGAAAAAGTTGATTCATTGACAGAGGCAAATCCTGATTTATCTGAAGATCAGATACTAGATATTGCTTATAGTAATTCAGCAGGAGAAGCATTACTACCAGCAGCATTATCTGGTGCTGCAACTGCTTCTCTTGTTGCAGTCTTTGGCGCAACAGGATTGGAGAGTTTATTAAAAACTCCAACAGGCTTGAGCAGTGTCAGCAATGTATTAAAAAGCACATTCACTCAAGCAGGATTTGAGGGTGTAGAAGAAACGGCTGATTCATTAGCTCAAAGCTTGATACAGTACATGACGTACAACCCAGATAAAACTTGGAAGCAAGTAGTTGATGAGGGGGTTAAGTCTTTTCTTTTAGGCGGGTTAATGGGTGGCACTTTCACTGGAATAGGCAGCCTCCCGAAATATGCAGACACAAAAGTTCAGCTATGGCGACATAATAGAAAATTAAAAAAAGATAAAAAAGAAGCTGAGAAAGTTAAAGAAGACCTTAAAGGTCTAGCAAGGACAACTTTAAAAGAGACAACAGGAGAAGAGCCTACAGAAGAACAAGTTGAAGAGGTAGCGGAAGGAATTTTCCAAGCATTAATTGAGAATAATGAAACTGTTTTAGCTGAAGCTGAAGCTGTAGAAACAGATGAAGATGTACCAGTAGTATATGATGAAGATTTAAATGAAGAAGAGTTAGATGCTAAAGATAAAGCATATGCGGAATACCAGAAGCAAAGAGAAGCAAAGCAAGCTGAAGGGGTAACACCAGAACAGCGTGATAGTATTCTTGAGCAAGCTAAACTAGACAGAATTGCAAATGAAAAGCGTGAGCAATATATAGCTGAAGAGCTAGAAGCAATGGATTCGCGGGGAGAACTTATCCGAGAGTCCGAGTTAGAGCTATCAGGGCTAACCTCTCAAGAATACCGTTTAAGTCTTGCAAGAGGTAGAGCGGATAACCGCATATACAATGAACAGAAGCGAGAAGAAAGAAGTTTAAAAGAAGACACTGTTACTGAGGAAGCAGTCACACCTGAACCAGTAAAAAGCAAGGAAAGCATTTTTACTTATTTTAAAAATTTCTATGATAGTTTAAATAACTTAACAGAAGATCAACTTTCTGAGATTAATGAATACGAGGAGAGATTTCAGAGAGATGATTTTAAGTATCTTAAAGGTTCACTTGAATACTTTACACAATATTTAAATTCTTCAACAGATCAAGACAGCTTAGTAGCAAGACTTGAGGAAGTTCTTTATGCTCATGCAAAAGCGTCTGGAGCATTAAAGAAAGCGGGTGTTCCTGATTTAAAAGAGTTCGGAGAAATCGTTACAAATTCTGACAATGAGTCTAGCTTTAAACTTAATGAAGAGACTAAAGCTTTACTTGCAGATCAGGTAAAAGAAGAGCCTGTTACAGAAGAGCTTACCGAACAAACAGAGACTGATTATGTAATAGCAAATACAGTTAAAAAGAAAGTTGGTAATAAATTTAATTGGGTTAATGATGAACAAGTAAAAGACAGCCCAATAGAAATAAAACTAGGGTATACATTAAAGCAAGAGAACCCACAAGAAGCTGTACTTAAATATAATAAGAACACAAAAAGCTGGGGGATAGGCTACTACTTAGGCACATCAAAAACTGGTAAGCCTAAGTTCAATGAAGAGTTTACTATAGTAGACCAAAGCGCAATAGAAACTATTTATGATTCTAAAGATAGAGTAGTTGGTGCAAGGATACCCAAGCGCATAACAACTAAAGAATTTATTTCCAACGACCAGAACAAAGAAGAAGGTAACGTATGGAAAATTACAAAGCCAACTACTGAATCACGCACAGAAAAAGCCTTGGCAGATTCCACTCCTCAACAAGAGATTGCTGTTAAGGTTGTGGAGAATATTAAGAACAAGAGCGTTCAATCAATTTTAAGACCGCTTGTAAAAGACGGACAAGTTACTTTAACTCAGATAAGAGCAGTTATTAATACAGCTAAAGTGACAAACCCAGATGGATCACTAGTGAAAGCTGCCACTGTAACTGACCCAGTTAAACTGGGTAAGCATTTCTTAAAAGCATTATCTAATCTATCTAATGTAGAGTTATATAAGAACGCAATAGGTGAATCTGAAACTATTGAAACAGGGGTCATACAAGAAGCGGCTTCACTGAAGAGTAAAGACAACGCATCAAAATCAATAAGGACAGTAGCTGTACTTAAATTACTTCAGACTGCTGGAGAAAAGTATGACGCAGATAGAGCAGGCGTAATTGCTTTTGATGAAGGTAGGCAGGCAGCAGGCACTGGCAGACTCAGGCCAACAACCGAACAAACAAGGGAAGAAGCTTTAGAGGAGTTTTCTCCAGAAGATTTTGAAGTTGACCCCGCCCAAGTCCAGCAAGAAAGAGACAGGGCAGAACAAGCTCAACAACAAGAAGATATTGCAGAGGCTAATCAAGCAGGGCAACGCACACAGACACTTGAAGACAAGGAAGCTGACGCATACATTAAAGAACAGGCTGATAATATTGAAAGGTTTACTGAAAGCTCAAATGAGAAAGAAAGAAATGCAGCTATAGCTTTAATAAAGCAACTTGATAACTTGAATGTAAATCCAGAGACAATGACCAGAGCTGATCAGGAAAAGGCTATGGCATTTGCAAGGAAATACAGCGCAAACCCAGAGGTTTTTTATCAGAATTTATTTTCAATTAAGACAGCACTTGCTGGTAGTATAAGAAACCATAGAAGCAGTTCATCAGTATCCAGTATCCCTGTTATGCCGAGGGCTAAAGGAGCCAAACAAATCAAAGAGTTAGTTAACAGGGAAGATAACGGACTAACTGATGAGCAAAAGAGAATCTTTAATAAGTTCCTTGAAGTCTTAGATGAGAAGACGCTGGCTTTACTTACGCTAGAGATCACAGGCAGCGTAGACCTAGATGGTAATGAAACGATTTCATTTGATGGCACGTTCAACGCCTTAACTAATATTGCAAAAATTGCTAACAGCGCAAACCCAGAGGTTGTTGCTGAAGAGATAGCCCATTTCACTGCAAAGCTCTTACCTGAGAAATACCGAAAGGAGGCTAAGAGGCTTCAGTTGAGAGCGTTTGAGGATCGTGAGAAGAAAATCAAGCAGCTACTCAAGAAAGCTAAAGGACAAAGAAAAGTAATACTGCAAACAGCACTGGATGTAGCAACTGAAGCTAAGAAGAGTGCAGGAGAATTAAGCTCCGCTAATTACGCAAGAATAAAAACTAATGCAGCATCAAAAAACGGGATTGCTCTTAGTGAGATTCCTAATGATCGTTCCTTATACTATGACAGTATAGCAGGGTCGGTTGCCGCATTTGAGAGGGGATCATTTGGTAGTGGTACGTCAATCAAAGATTACGACAAATCTCTCGTCCTTATTGATAAGCCGCAAGTTGATACACCAGAATTTTTAAATTGGTTTGGCAACTCTGCTCTAATCACAGAAGACGGGAAGCCTTTAATATTTTTTCATGCCACTACTTTTGATGGAAGCATTGAACAGTTTAATGAATTAGTAGGGTACGAAGCTAGGCAAGGAGGAGTAAGTGGGCCTGTTAAGATAGATAACAATAGGAGGATAGGGCATTTCTTTTCTCCTGATCCTGTGTTTGGTCAGTTGCTTCTTGGCAACCCAGAGCCTAGCACTGACGAAGACTCTCCATATCAAGTTCTACAACGAGCATTAATGTTAGGCGGAGATAATGCCCAAGCTAAACTCAAAAGCTTTTCTTCAAATATGAATATATACCCTGCGTTTATTAGGGTAGAGAATTTATTTGACGGATCAAACCCAGATCACAGACAGCAGCTTGGAGTTGGACTTAAACGTGCAGTATCAGAGGCTAAATACTTACTAGGGGAAATTAATCCAGATAAAGGATGGAGTGATGGAGCTAAACTTCGGGATGTTTTAAACTATCAAAGGCAACCGGACATACAAGAACTTGAAGACTTTGGCTATAGCCCAGAGTCAATACAAGTAGAACTAGATACCTATGCAGAAGAATCAGCACGGATAAATGAGGCTATTAATAATCTCAGTGTTGCGTTTGGAGTAGAAACTGTTGGTCAGGTAAAACAAATAATAGAAAAAGAAGCACTTCTAGAAGCTGGTCTTGGGTTAGAATTAGCAGACCCAGATAAAAGATTTAGTTTCTACGGTGATGCAGATTTAGTTAGTGCCATCCTTCCTGATATTGAAAAAAATTATTGGGGAGCGATAGAACTTTACACAAGGTTTATAAAATATGCAGGGTTTGATGGGTACAACATACAAGAGTTTGGTAGAAATAATATAGCTGTATTTGAGAACAACCAAATTAAGTCAGCAATAACAGCTAGGGAATTTTCTCCTGATCCGCAAAGCACAATCTCAGCATCACTTTCACAAGAGCAAGAAGATGCATTAAATGAGATTGATGATTTGCTTTATGATGTCATTAACCCTGATGAGTTCTATGCCCGTAACTTAGTCAAGCAATCCACTGAAGGAATCTTTAAGAGAGGTCTAGAAACTGCGCTAGATATTGTAAGTGGATTACTAGATAACAGTTTAATTCGGGTTGACTCAGTAGCTGCACGAAGAGAGAAGCGCAAGTTCTTCAGTGAAGTAGAGAAGATGCTGAAGACTGGCAAAGGGTTAGACTTTAATAGAGCAGCCAAGCCGGGAGGACTTCTTACTAGAAGTGCAATAAATGCAGGGAGCATAAATCCTTTAGAGAGCGCAAAGAAACTAGAGTCAGCATTAAATGTGTTAAGTGTTTCTGGAAACAAAGAAGCAGTTGATATCCTTATGGGACAAGCTGCTGTTTCTGTTTCTGTTATTGATAAGGTTCTCAGGAAGCACATGCCTAAAGATATATCCAAGGATGGGTATAAAATGTTGCTGCGTAATTTTTCAGACGACATCGGAAGGATAGCTGCTGAATCAGTACTCCCTAAAGAGTATAAAGAACAGTATGACAAGTTCATAGAGGAAGACAGGGATGAGCTTGCTAATTCATTAGCACTAGTAAGCCTTCAGTTGTTTAAGAAATTTCAATCAAGGATGCGCTGGATAGAAACCAACTACCAAAGCAAAGTTAAAGAACTTAATTCTGATAAGGTTCAGAAACTACTAAGCAATTCCCATGAAAGATTTAATAAAGCAGAGAGATCAAGAGAAGTTGAAACTGAAATAGCTGCTCAACTTCGGTTTGCTGTTAATGCTTTAGCTGCTGAAGGACTTGACTTGAGAGCATCAGGGATTCTCCTTGAGATAGCAGGAGACGAGCAAACTTTAAGAGAGAGTCAAGTAGACGCAGCTAATATAAAAGGCAAAGCAGCATCCATAGCAAGAGTACTTGCCAAGTCTAATCTGTTTAGTGAAATGCTAACGATTGATCCTAATGCTACAGCAAGTGATGTTGCGGCATTAGCGGATCAAATACTTGAAGCTTATGCAGTGAAGAGGGCGATAGCTCCTAACACTCCAATGCTACCAGCTAAAGGAACAAAAGGGTACAAGCGTTGGCAACTTGCTGCTGGGTTATTGGCTACTAGAAAATCCCTTCAAGAGAATGCACTTGCTTTAGTCTTTGAAGAGGACGGGGAACTTGAAGGAGCTGGTGTTCAGAAGTTTGCGAAAGATTTGCTGAAGGGGTTGCAGCATAAAGACCCTAAAGTGCGAGCCGAAGCTATTGCTAAAGCAACAAGAAAGGTAGTAGACCATTCAAAGAAATCTGAAAGACAAAGGTTGTTATTCCAAAAAAGCTACAAGGAACTTGATGCCTTATTTAAAGAGCTTCAAGTATTACATGAAGCAAGGCAAGTTGCTGGTAAATTTTTAAATGATAAAGAGATTAAAGATTACTTAGCTAGATTAAACAAAGATACTAATTCAATAGAGACTCCAGTTTTTAGGACTAAAGATGAGAATAATGATCCAGTATTTATAGAGGCAGTCCTGCCAGACCAGCGCGGAGCAGAGACTCAACTAGAGAATAATACTTTAGTAATACCTGTGCCGGAAATCTTCGGTAAAAAGTCTAAAGTTATTACTGTTAGAATACTATCTGATGACACTGGAGATGAACATCTTGCTAAGATGCGTGAAGCTTATGACGCAATTACTCACTGGCTTTCAGAGAATGGCCCAAGTAATCCTTACTTTGAGTACTATAGCGGTTGGCATTCCATGCTAGAAAACATCTACATGTCGGAGCTTGTCATGCACCCAAGACAAAACGTCAGGGCTATTGCAAGTAAGCTTTCAATGTCTGTGCTAGATCAGGCATTAAATAATATTCCCGGCAGAAGTGTAGAAGTTACAAAGCAATTAGTAAGAAGGCACAACTTATACTTCCAAAGAATGGGGGCGTGGGCAAACGAATACGGAGATGCTTGGAAGAATAAAATGAAAGCCGCTGCTTTAAGCCACGGATTAGATGCAAGTTTCACAGGGGTGGCTAGAGAGGATACGTTTAAAGAATGGGAAACAACTGTAGGTAACGAACTCAGAGCATCACATCAAGAGGGAGGAAGGAATTTAGATATTGGTGACAGGCTTATGTCTGGCCAAGAAGTTACTAAGGAAGACATGGCTTTGCTGAATTTTGAAGGCAAGATAACCGACATAGCCTACAAATTAAATCAAAGCATTGCAGACTTAGATAAGTCTGTATCTCCTACGTACATTATTGACGCTGAAAAAGGACGCGCTCCTATTGTTAGGCTTCCTTTAAAAAGAGGGAAGACTTTCTTGCCTCGCGTATACAGTAGTGAATCCAAAAATTTTCTAGAGCTTTACAAAGACAGGGTTGATTTAAACGAGGGAGCAGAACTTGGAGCAATAGATTTTGATGCTATATTCACAGGGAATCCAGAGGCGTTACTGTCTTTTATAGTAGACAGGAACCCTGAGTTTATCACTCAGCCCAGTGAGCTGGAACAGCAATATGCAATAGTTGCGGCTTCAATTGCGGATGGGAGTATAGATGGCAGCGTAGAAAGTGTAGTGGATTTATTGTCCCAGCGAAGCGGTAAGGATGCCCCATCAATTAAGAAGCTTATACTGTCAGAGTATAAGGATATACTTAACTCCCTTGTCAGGGAAAGGCTTCCATCTGAAACCCAAAAACAAACTGCCAAGTACATAGACTTAAAAGCTGAAGGCCCGTTTGTTAAGGCTAGAAAGAAAGCAAATGCTCCTTATTACTTTTATCAGTACGGGTTTAAAAATCAATCAGACCTTAAAAGGTTTGCCTTAATGGGAAGCGCGAAGCCCCTTGAGAATGTAATGATTTCAATCAAGGCGATACAACGCGATCTTGATGCAATGGATTTAAGCGTAAAGAAAAGAAGGCAACAATTAATAAAAGAAGGTTATGTAAGAGGGTCACATGAACTTGAGAAGCAACTTAAAAAAGAGTTCAAGTTGAACGCCAGTGAAGGCACTAACTTTATTGGCACAATGGATGAGATAAATTTTTGGAGAAGAAGGCTTAATGATATAGCAGAACAATATCAAGAAGCTTACTCAACAAAAAGCGCAGGGTCTAAGCATGAGATAAGCAATACTTGGTTGCAGAGAATGCAAAGCTCAACTGTTGGATCAACATTGATGGCTATTGGCACAGTAGTTAAGAACAGTACTGATGCTAGTGTGATTGGAGGGTCTAACCTAGCAGCGGCACAGGGTCAGTCTGGGTCTTCTGCTTTCCTTAAAGGATTATTTATGAGGTGGCCTATATCCATAGGGAAACTAGGTGTATCTACTTTAGCTTCTGCTGTTAAATTCACAGTAGGTGTTGATACTCAGTTAACAAAGAGTGTAAAAGGAAAGAGGATTTTTAAACCTAAATTTAGCTGGGATAAACCAGACCTTATATTTAAATCATTCCCTGCTATATTAGATGGATTCATTAAAGCTAGAGGAGTTCATAGGGCTATAGCCCCTATTGGTGGGTTCCTTGCTCCAGCGGTTGAGGAGTTTTTTCAGCATATGCCTATGCGTATACATGAACACCGTATGCTTGCAGAACGTGGGCTTGATATGCCAATAACCCCTATTGAAACTAATGAAGCTTTCTTAGGGGACTTAGTTTCAGGAGGGAGCGGGATTAATTCTTATAGAACAGAGAATGAAGTTACTCAAGCAGCCGTTAGAGGTTTAAATGCTGGGCTAGGTCTTGCTGAGTCAGGTCTATCTTTAATAGGTAGACCAATCTTTCCAAGGATTGGTGATATAAGCGGCAACATTCAGCTATGGAATTTAGGAATACAGCATGTAACCGATCTTCAAAGGCAACTGGATAAGGTTTATGATTCTAGAGAATATTACGAAGATGATCTTAACGAAGACATATCAGAGGAGGAATTACTTGGGAGGTACTTGTATATATTTAGAGCTAATAAAGCTTCCTTTAATAACACTTTGAACATGTTAGCAAAAGGCGGGGTTACTAATTTCCAGAAAGAAGCAAAGGCGTACCTCCAAGCAAGAGCGCGTGGAGAAGAAGATGCACAGTTCCTTACTGATACTCAAAGAAACAATGTTGCTGAAGGATGGGTTACTCAGTCTAACTCGGCAACTCCTAGTAACCGACCAGTGTGGGCAAGGTTAACTCAAACAGCTAATGCTTTAATGGCTTTGATGGGTTGGGGTACAAACGCAATCCAGAATTTAGGGAATGTTGTGCTGGGTAGAAGCAGGAAGAGAGACTTAAAAGACTCTAGTGTTCAGTCTGTTGCTGGACTTATATGGATGCTTGGTTTTATGGCTTCTTCAATTCCAGCAGGCTATCTTGCAACAACAATATTTAATTGGATTTATGGATTGATGGGGGTTGATAACAAAAAGTCACTACCAACAGACAAGAAAGAAACAAAAGATATTATCCGATCAGCAATTGGATTGGGTACTAGTTCAGTTCCAATGGCTGGGGCTTGGGTTGAATCTTTAGTTGGTGGAGACCCATCAAGAGGCATGATGCATCCCGGCAGTTTGCTTTACTCTAAAGCTAGTGTGCTAACTAAATACTTAGCAGAAACTGCTGTAACTAAAGATCCAACATATGGCATGAGATCATTAGCTAAAGGCATGGCTCCTCTGGCTATGAATATAGTTGATTCTCTAACAGATTACGGAAAAGGATGGACAAAATTCGGCAATGTAATGAACGCGATAAACCGTTATTACAATCCAGATGATATTAAAGTATTTAGAGGACAAACATTAGCAGCAAGTATCTCTAACATTAAACCTATATCTGAACACGTTAGAGCGTTTCAGTCAGCAATAGGTAGGGGAGACCTCACACGAGCAGAAGAACTGAGAGTGTTAATGATGAATGAACTTAGAGCAGATGCTGCAATAAATGAAGAGGAGATGAGTCCTATTGACGCTCAAAGAAAATTAAACCGACATCTTAGAGCAAAAACTCCTCTTCATTATAAACTTGAACCGGGAACTATCCCAACAAGGAGTGAGTTCGTGGAAGATTTTCAGAGAGATAATTTTGTTTCTTTGAGAATAGATGGTTGGAATAAAGATGAGAGTAAATGGTCTGGAGAATTTAAAGAAATCATGGATACACTTGATAGGTTTAATGATTTTTATATAAAATCTGGTATCAGCCCTAATGGAATTTGGGATCAGGAAGAAGAGCCTCCTACTAGGAGAACTCTACTACCTAATAAAACCATGAGTCCGAACAGGAAGGTTAAGATCAAAGGCTTATCCCCGTCTCCTAATATCTAGACAATGATGCTGCCTTCAAGTGCAGTAGAAATGTCTTCTTCATCCCGATCTATATAGCGTTGCAGCATTGCTGGAGAATCCCAACCTATTATCTCAGTGATGGTAGTAGTTCTAACTCCGCTCTTCAGCATCCTAGTTGCTGCGCCGTGGCGAAGGCAATGAAACGTAAGAGAATTCTCAAGGCCAGCTCGGTTAACCATAGCTTTGAACTGCTTGTCTAAGGTTCCGCGAAAGTAATATCTATCACGCGCTAGTGGAAAATAGTATATATCATTTTCAACTGGAGTTTTTGAGAGTGCTAACCCCACATCAGAAACTAAAGGCAGTATAATTTCTCTGCGTTTTCTTTTCATAGGAATAAAGGTTATTTGTTTTTTCTTTTCATTAACAAATGACCTTTTAAAGCAAGCTGTATCTCCAAGCCTCATTCCATAGTACCATCCAAGCATAATCATTGGAGTCCAGTAATCTGAATAAGGAGATTCATAACTAGATTTAAGTAATTCTTTTGCTTCATCAGGTGAGAATCCGACTACTGTTGTAGCTTCTTCTTTAAACCTTGGTATCATTGATGCAGGGTTAAGGTTTATCTGTCCACTCTCTTGGAAGTATTTAAAGAAAGACTTCAAGCAAGTGAGTATAGCGTTTAACGTACTGCCCTTAACCCGTTCACCATTTGATTTATTGGTGTTCCTTTTGCAAGAGACAAGGAACGAGTGAACCGTATTATGATCCATTGCGTTCTGCTTTGTCGCAAAGCAATGGCTAGAGAATTTGTCTAAATAATTTTGATAGACACTGATTGTATTGTCAGCAGCACCCAATCTTTTCCAATTGATATACTCCCTGATCATTTGTGGTAGCGTTTTAGTTTTCTTCATATCTTATACTGTCACAGTTTAAAGAGAGATAATAAGTAATCCTTATTATTTGCTCTCTTAACGTGAGCCATTGCTGGCCCACGCATTAAATACTTTCTAGTCTTAGCTTGGTTAACTAAGTCTACTCCACATGCATCTGCAAAGGCAGCGACCTCAGATACTTGTATGGAGTCCCATGATTTCATACGACTGATCTGACCTACACGTTTAACTGGTATACCAGACTTATCAGAAATCTCCTTGTTAGTCATGGCGTCTCTCCCGTCACGCGCCAGCACACGGACAAGGTTAGGCGGTAATTTGTTTATCTTGTTTAGTAGAGTCATGTCCACTTCCTTGTGACTTATGACCCCTAACCCTAAAGTTAGGGTTCTCATCTAAGTAATCAGTTAGCCAAGAGAGTTTAAATCTATGGCTTCCTCCACACCCTACTGCTTTTTTTAATGCTGCAATATATGTGCGACTAACCCCAAGCTTCTTTGCAGCTTGAGCCGTATCTACAAGGTATGTTTCCTCAGACATTTATATAACTTCCGTTTTCAAATCTAGTGTAGTTCTTAAAAAAGACTAGTGGAATTTTAACACCACTCTCTCCCTCTCTGTTCTTATCTATGCTAACAAATACTGGCAGCCCCGGTCCAATAGGCGGGACGTTTGGGTCACGCCAGATAAACAAAACAATGTCAGCATCCTGTTCAATGGCTCCACTATCGCGCAAGTCAGACAGCTTTGGGGCGCGAGAATCTTTATCAACTTGACGGGATAGCTGAGACAGAACAACAACAGGAATCCTTAACTCTTTAGCTATAGATTTTAACCCATTACTAATCTCAGCTACCTCATCATTACGTGAACCTTTATCACGTGTTGATCTAATCAATTGAAGGTAGTCAATAAACAAAGCCTTAATCTTGTGTTGCTGTTTCATTCGCCTAGCAGCAGCAGAAATTTGCTGCACTGACAAAGCACTCCGATCATCAATGTATAATGGCGCATTAGCTATATCAATAGAAGCTTGAGATAGTGCGGCCATGTTTGAGGCTACATCATTACGACTCACCTTTGCTTGTGTATGTATTAACCTTGCTATCAGAGACTCAGCAGACATTTCCAAACTAAATATTCCCACTGGTTCTTTGTTATCAACCGCCATGTTCCTTGCCATACACAAAGCCAAGCTTGTCTTGCCCATGCTAGGGCGAGCAGCAAGTATAGTAACACTGGCTGGCTGGAGTCCCATTGTCTTCTCATCTATATCCGCATACCCACATGATATTCCACGCAAAGAACTAGGATCAAGAAGGCCAGCTTCAATCTTTGCTATGTACTCACCTACCATGTCAGCATTACTGCGCTCACCTGAGCCAGCGTTATCCTGTGCTATCTGTAAGATGTCACGTTGCACACAATCTAAAGCCTTGGATGCGTCCACTGATTGGTATCCTTCCTTGACCGCCTGATGACCTGACTCAATAAGCTTACGCTTTATCCAGTAATCACGTAGTTCTTTTGAATAGTACGGCCAGTTGCTTGGGACTGACATCTTGTCAGATAACCCAGTCACATATGCTGGCCCCCCAATCTCATCCAGTTTGTTTTCTTTTTTAAGAACATTAACAAGTGTTAATAAGTCTATGTTCTGACGATCATCTTGTAGCTTTAGTATTGCGTTATATACAATCTGGTTTCGGGTATCATAAAAATACCCACGTGAAGCAGGATGTTCTGATATGAATCCACTCAACGCCTCCTTTGGGTCTTCAATAAGACAACCCAAAAGCCCTTCTTCCATATCCGCATTATGAGGCGGCACTCTTATTTCATTATTAATCTCCATAGCTTATACTGTTACAGTTTTTGAAACTCCTCTGGTAACTCACGCACTAACTTAAAAAAATCTTCCAGTGACATTGCGACTAACCAAGGAGAATGATTTTTGCGGAAGGCAAACACTGGTATCTGCTCTTCCTTTGCATCACGCTTGGCTTGTTCATACCCATTACGAGTCGCGCCCTTTTCTCTATGCTTAACCTCAAAGTGAAACTTATTCAAACTGTCACACCTTACATCTGGTGCGGCTCCTCCGTCTGCACCAATAGCAGAATGCTGACATCCCCGTATGGCATCTTCATATCCTGCTTCCCTTAGTTCATCTCTGAAAGCACGTTCAGCAACGGCCCCTTTGCGCCTACTATTTATTGGCATAAATTTTTTCCCAACTAATATGTGGATTGTTTTTATCTATAACGTAGAATGTTTCAACAACATCTTCATATCTACTATCTTTCTTTTCCTCTGCCCACCAACTCTTCTCTGTCTTCTGAACGTCTATAACTATCATGCACTTAAAGTCTGATGAGGGTATGATGTAATAGGCTGGCTTGCTTCCATGTCTTTTATCAAAGCTATTCTTATTACATATAATAATTACAGAGAACGGCCAGTCTTCTGGCCCAGCAAACACGTGCCTAGTTTGTTTAACTTCACAGCGTTGTATTAAGAAGAAGTCTCCATCGTCCTTCATCTTAATCCTGTCTCTTTGATTAGTTGCTATATGAGTTGGGGGAACTTGAACAGTGTGGCCACGTGATAAGAGGTACTGAACAACACGCTGTACAGTTGGAACACTATCAGCAACATGCTTCTTATATTTCTCCCAATCTTTGTCGTTCATTTACGCCTAGCTTTTAATGACGATCTTGCATTAGCACTATTAATAACTGAGTGAAAGTTATCTTTGACCCATTGCTTAGGCTCTTTAACTTTTAAATGTTTTGCTGCTAACTTCTCAAGCGCACTTGTTGATATGGATGCACGGGAATAAAATTCATCTGCTGGTATGCCTAATTCAGTTGCCATTCTTAATGCCAACTTAGTAGATGTTATTGAATTAATTTCCCTGCCTCTTGACATGTACCATCCTTTAACAGCTTCATCATCAGTTGATACTAACTCTTTTGCTTGAGACGCTAAGTCTTCATAAACTTTAGTTGCTGCATCTTTTGCTTCACGGGCCTTAGCTAAGTAGTAACCTCTCTCTTTAGCAGACATCTCACTAAAGTTTTCAGTTGGTATATCCTTGTACGCCTCTATCTTATACTTTAACGCACTGCAAATTGACTTAGCTTTACACCAAAGGCAGGCTTTCTCACTTGGCTCAAGCCAACCTTTACCTGACAGTGCTAATAAAACGCCGTCACGTATATCCTTCTCCGCTCTCTTTAGTTCTTCTTCATTGAACGTATGACAAAGAACGTGATCATACATGGATTCTGGTTGAGCAAAACAGTAGCGAACTTCAGTCATCCCTTTGTCTCTCCATTTTTGCCACCATAAAACTGACTCAGCTTTGGCTTGCCAATTGTTAGCTACAGAGTCTTGGCCGCGCCCTGTCTTGTAGTTGCAAACAATCCCGTTGCCTGTCCTACTGCACCGCGCTGCAATATCTAACATGCCTGACCATATTTTTTTATTATTATGGTAGTACCAATATCTCTCTTCCCTTATGATATCATGGCAGTCATGGAACAATAGCTTGTCGTATTCCTCAAGTTCATGCACGACATCCAGCTCTTCATTACTCAACTCAGAGCGGTCAACACTACCGTCCATGACCCCATGTATTCTTGTGCCTCTTGCAGCCCAAGGAGAATCAGGCGGGGTAGGAGATTTAGACTCCAACTCTAGAGAACGAGGGCAATTGATAACACGATTCAATCCGCTTGCGCTAGGCAAGCCCTGCCTCTCATCTCCCCCTGCACTATGCTCTATGGTGCTAGGATTTGGCACAAGTCGCAGTAACAATTGCTAAGAATTTAGCAGGGTGTTCAATCATTTGCTTTGCGTAAGCATCACTTACATCAAGAAAAGTTTCCGTCTCCTTGATCTGACCCTTGCTAATTAAAAACTGATTCACTTCCTTTGATTTCTTACCAACTAATTCTTTAAGTTGCTTGTCTCTTGTGTTTGGCTTTGGTGAAGCAGGCTTGGCTTTAGCTGGAGCATTAGCTTTCACTGGTGAAGCAGCGGTTCTTTCTGAGGCGATCTCCATCTCTTGCTTTGAAGGGCGTTCAGCGTTCTTGTCTTGGTACTTGCTGTTAGCAATACACCTCCCGATAGCACTTGTCTCAGAAGTTTCTACCCAGTTAGTAGTAGTTGCTCCTCTGTCTTTAGACTTCCAGTCCATTGCAAACCCCGTGGCAAGGACAACATCATCTTCTAAAAGTGATGCTTTAAAACACACCTTACTGAAGTCGTCGTCATGCCATTCAATCTCTGTTATAACACGGAGCTTTGGGTTCTCTGAATAAATGCGCTGCAACCTAGTGGCCACATCCTCATACTTGCTTGGGTCGTATCTCATTATACTGTTACAGTTTAACTGCTAAAAAGTTAGAGTGATTCATATGAATAATATTGTCAACAAATAAATACAAACAAACTATTTATCTAATTTTTATTTGTAATTTAATACAACAACCCTGAAGAAAGATTTATTTTTATTGGTAAGTATGCACCAATAAACACTCTCCTCAACTGGTTGCTCATCAGGGACCATGTAAATACATGGCTCAATGTATTCATCTTGAGCCAGAGTCCAGTCCGTTAAGTTAGTACTTGTTAGTATTACTACTGCCTTCCCTGCTGGTAGATCCTTAACTCTAAGTTTAATTTTACCTTCATCAGGTGAAACCATTAAGGTAGGGCCAGCATTAAGTGAGGCCACTAGTACAAACAATAAGGTAATATATTTCATCGGTTACTTACTTGGGTAGGAAATCATTTCTAGTTTCACGTTCTTCAGTAACCCAGCGTCTGGATCTGAGAGCTTACTGAACGCAGCTTTGGTCAGGTCTATCCCTCTATCGGGATGACGCTTCTGGTTTGGGCCGCGATCATTAACCCTAACTATGACAGATCGGTTGCCTAAAGTTACACGAACTCTTGTCCCGAAAGGAACTCCCCACATAGCACAAGTCAAAGCCTTGTCATCCAGTGGCTCACCTGATGCGGTTAACTTTCCAACAAGTCCATCTGCTTTGCCGCCATACCAAGAGGCGGTAGTGGTTATTGTTTTAAACGTAGGTTGTGCCACGATGTAGTAAACTATGGCAATGCTTAGTATTATAGTAGTTATTATTTTCATTATATATTATTTTGTTTTGGTTTAAAAAAAGAAAACCAGTCACAGCAGGGGACTGTGACTGGCAAGCAATAGCTATGGAGTTAGCTAAGGCTATTGGGAAACGCTACATTAACCAACAGCGAAGTCAGTCTATATGTACCCCTACGTTTCGTCAACTTGCTGGTGAATCTGCGAACACATTTGAGACTAAGGTTACATCAGTAACCTCATAATCCCAATTGCTTACCCCGTCAGCTTCAACGTCTACATTACTTATAGCTGGATCTTCATCAATAGCGTCCTTGTTTATGAAGGCAATGCCATCACCCGTTATTGATAAATGAGGCTTAACTAAATCAAACTTTTGTTTAGCTTCTTTTTGACTTCCAGCACTAATCAAGTAGTCCGTGTCTATTGTATTTGTTAATGTTATTATGTATTTATTTTTTGCCATTATGTTTTAATGTTAATTCTTTTTTGTATATAAAGGAATACATAGGCGGATTACGAGGGAATGAAAGTAAACCTCTATGCTTCTTAATAGCATAACTACCTATGTAAATTATTATTCTTGGTTTTTTTGTTTTGAATAATTGAATCCTGTTGGGGCTTCCATGTTTCTCTTTTTTAAGAAACGTCTAAAGCCTTCATCTATTGCCTTCTTCATCCCTGCATTCGGGTCGTCAGCAATCTTCTTTGTTTTATTACTTATGTTTTTATTACTCATGTATATTTTATTTTAATTATTATAGTCTCAGTTTCCTTCTCTTTAATCGGCCACTTCCCATCAAACATAAACGACCCAAGCACTTCATACTTATTTCCATGAAGGTATAAGTCTACCTTTTTGTCAGCCTCTCTCTTTGACATTATCCGTAGATATGTAACCTTACCGGGAACCCCAGCAATACACTCCATATCTTTTATATCCATAATAGATGTCCGTTTTGTTCCTTCAAAAGTTGTGTCTATCTTGACATGTGTTGTGTGTCGTGGCGTCTTCATTATATCAATTCATTCTCTTGTATTGTCACAGTATTATTTTGCTCCGCGATCTGTTCTAATAATTCTACCAAACAATAAGTCCAGTAAGGATGTTCATTAGCTTCAGCCGTCATGATTAATTCTTTCAAGGCACGTGTCTTAACAAGAGCATCTCTCTGGCGTCTAGTTAATTTAACTACATATTCTTGAGGCATTAGTCTTGGCCTCCCTCTTCTTGGCCTCTTCCCTTCTTCCAATATTTTTTTTGCACGTTCATTTATTTGCGATGCCCTTTGTTTTGTACAGCCAAGTAGGCTGGCTATTTGATTGAATGATATACCGTCACATCTTTTTAGAAGGACTAGCTTTTCCTGTTCAGTTAACAGGCCGTCTGTTTGTGCGCTATATACGCGCTTGATATATGTGTATCTTTCTAAATCACTGTTCATAATTTTCTAATCTTTTTTGTACTGCCCTTACAGCAGACCTTCTATTAATCTTGCCGATTATTTTATGGCCGTCAGCAACAAGAGTAATTGATACCGCTTCTACAGCAGCAAGAATCCTTTGGCTTGAACGGTCTTTTGTTTCCACGGCTAAACTCTCAGCAACTATTTTGTATATGGCCTGCTTCCCTACCTTCATACCGCGCCCCTTTACTTAGGTTATCTACAGCCCACAAGGGCTGAAGGTTTGACCAATGGAAACACTTACGCTGTTCCTCTTCCTTAGTTAAATCAAAGGCAGCGCACGGCATGATGTGATCAATGTGGATGCCGCTGAAGCCAGCATTAAGGAACACATCCCAATCCATGCCCACTGTGAACTTTGATTCAATGTGAGCAACCAAGTCACCAAAGGAACAACCCACTAATTCTTCAGTGGATTTCCTATGCGGCTTGTTCGGGTTAAGGCCAGCTTCTTTTAAGGCAGCCCTTAACCTCCCCCTCAAGCGGCAAGCCATTGCGTAAGACGGGTTAGTCCTTTTTAATATAGTGGTGTACTTGTTTATTGCCTCACGGTTCCTTCTTGACCACTCTCTTCCGGTCTTACGCATCAACTCTCGGTTGTTCATTGCGTAGGTTCTTGTGCTGCAATAATGGGAGCAATATTTCTTAGCCCTGTGCGCTCTTTCAAGTACCCCTTTTGTTGTACTGAACATATTATCACAACCGGGGGCGGCACATTGAGCCTCAACAGGAACCTTGATCGGCTTGCCGTTTGTCCAAGTTCCTGTTCTTTCTTTGTACGTTTCTGTCCTACACTTCCTACAACAGTGCTTCTGGCTTGTGTAAACAAACTCTATGCTTTTAGACTGGATTTTAAGTATACCACCGTCAGTTGTGTTTTTGTAGATAGGCTTTGACTTAGCGGTCTTGTAATTAAACCAAGTCCCGCAGTACAAACAGTTCCTCCCTTTGGGGCGTTGCTCTTTTTCAAGTCGGTACTTTTCTTGACTTCTCTTTAACTGTTCTTGGTACGCCTCGCTTTTTAAGGTGTTCCTGTTTTTTACTATCCTTTTACATTCATCACTACAGTACCTCCTTGCTACCCCCGTGCCTGCCTTATAGGCATCCATCTCTTTGCCGCACTCATCACATGTTTTTTTAACGCCGTGCCTTCTCTCTCTTGTCTCCGCTTTTAATTTCTCTTTTTTAATACTGTCGTTTCTTTTTGAACAACAAGAATTGGAGCAGTATTTTGTGTACTTGTAGGTGCGACTGCCGATCCTGTCCTTTCTCTTTGCGGGATCAAACATTTTGTCACACCAGTCACATTTGATTTTACTCATAACTTAACAGGCTCCCTCCCTGCTTTCATAGCCATGAAGTTCTGAGTGTCACCGTCACTTACTTCTTTACGGTATCGGTTAACCTCACTCTCTACCAAGGCATTAATAAGCCCTTGCTCTTTCTCACCTAAGCTACGCCATGCAGCATATGCCCTGCCTCTTGGGCAGAACCAATTCATTGCACCAGCATGGACTACAAGATCACTAATCACTTTATCTTTATTAGTGTTGATGTTGGTATCAATCATCTCTTTAATTATAAGGCTTGGTCCGAATCCAAACTGACCATCAATTAAAAAAGCTACTGCTTCAGCAACTTCTTCTGGTCTATTATTCAACCTCCAAATGAAAGAGGTTTTATTGTACCTTTTAACTGAAGGGTCTAACATCTCTAACTTGCCTAGCCTTTTATAATATTTTAATACTTCTTCTTTAACATACTGTATATGATTCATTTTAATTTCCTTTCTGTTATACTGTGACAGTATTAATAGAGGCCAGTAGTGGCGATCAATGCAGGTAAACAACCCCCACGTAGAACGGGGTAAAACCTGTTTGCATCTTAATAGCAACATGTACCACCACTGTCCTCAAAATTTATGCGGCAACCTCCACCGCAATGTAATGCGTTTGTGGTGCGTTAGGTTTAATCTCCATGTCGGGACTTGTATTAATCCCAACATAAACAGTTGGCACACCAGTATGCGGAACACGATCTGGATTATACATAATCTCCCAGTACATGTCTGAAACGATTAAGCACCAGTCATACTGAGAGCTACGCTCTTTAACCCAGTTGATAGATGGTATCATATCTGTCCCGCCTCTGCCGTACCACTCATTAGGTATCTTCAAAGGGAAGTCAGCCTTGGTGAATGTACGAGTGCCACTCTCTATAACTCTAGTGTCACACTGGACAAGAGTGACTGTAGCATTTCGGTATTCACGAATGATCTTATCAATCTGTACTATAGCTTCCGCACATTCTAAGTCTCCCATTGATCCAGATGTATCAACAATAACAACACCATTAGTTTTATTCTTGGTGCGGTTACTTGGAAGCATAACATCTTTCCTATAGCCATGCCTACGTGAAGGTCGCTTCCATGTGTATCCACCAACACTCATCTTTGTGATCCACTGTCGGAGCATTGACCATCCATTGTTGGCGCGTTTATTAATGCACTCTAGTATGGAAAGCCCATCACCAAAACCCTCACCTTGTTTCTTCTGTAAGACTACTGCTTCAGAAAGTGTGTCCTTCCAAGCCTCTTCAATCTCTTTGATATCTTGCTCGTTAGTTTCTGGTGCGTCAGATATATCACCCATACCTTCCTTGTCGTAATCATCACCAAGGAACTGCTTCACAAGTTCTTGAAACTTATCTTCAGTTTCATTGGACTGATTAGAATCTTGCTCACCTTCCTCATCCCCTTGTGCTGAACAACGATTAACATCAGCATCATCAAGGTTAGAGCTTTCTGCTGGGGTATCTGATTCAGGCTCACCTTGCTGACCTTGGTCTTCAGGTTCTTCTTCATCTTCTTCCTCTTCTGGTTGGTTATTAATCTGATTAATTAACTCATGGTAATACCATTCAGCATTCTTACCGGAAGGCATCTTCACGTAGTTGCCTTCAAGAGGGAACACACCAGAAGCAACGCCATCTTTCTTGAGGTCTGACAGTATTCCTAATTTAGAATACCAAGGCTCAAGGTGAGAATTAATTGCTAAGTCTGCCGCAATATTCCATAGCCTTGGATCACGATCACCTCGGCGCAAGTGGTGAGCAAACAGAACATGAGCTACCTCATGCAACATGATACCTTTAACAACTTGAGATGGCAGCTTGCTAATCCAATCAGGAGAGTACCGTAATGTTGCACCGTTGGTACAAGCAGTACTAATACTATCATCTTCAATGATCTTCCACTTAGAAAGGAAAGGAATCCCTATAGGATGCTCATCCCATAGGTAATCCTGTGCGTTAATGATCTTCTCCTTTGGAGTCAGGCCATTCTTAAAACTATTCATTGGTATTATGTTACTCATTTGAATTGTGATGGACTGTAGTTCTCAAGCGCAGAGAGCAGAGAATCCCCTGCTTCCATAACTTCTTCACGGACTGTGCAAGAATCCTTAACCTTATCAACATCCAACTTATAAAGGCTGTCTTTGATCTGCTTCTCAAATAATTTTATATCAACATCATCAGTGATATTAAGAGAAGGTAGCGCATCACAAAGTGTAGTGATCCCTGTTAATGCAGAAGCAAAGAACTTTGTGTTCTCTCCTTTCAGTGATTTCTTATGGAAGTTTTTAATAGACTCCATACTTGTTTTGATCTGGTCAGTCAGTCTTCCTACAACTTCCTTGACTGAGTCATTAAGTTTCCTCTTATACTTGCGCTCAGTTTCCAGCTTGATCTCTTCAGCAAGATCAAGACTTCCTTTGATCCTGATGTCAGATGGATCAGTAATAGCTTCCGTCTCTAACTCAAACAGAAACTCATCACCAACACCTTGAGGTGAAGGGAACCTATCTGGATCAAACAAAGAGTGAAGCTCATTAGCTGCACGTTGAACCTTGCTGTGATACTTATCTACAAACTCATCACGCTTGTCATAAAACTCTGCCCTATAATCAGAGAGCCTTTGCTTTATGTTCTGGTATGTCTCAACTTGTATGAGACGTTTACCATTTGAATCCCAAGGAATAGACACGGTAGCTAGTAACTGCTTGGCATCGTCCCTTACCTTACGGCATGGCTTGAGATCAGCATTAGTGAACTTCAAGACCTGAGTCTTGAGCCTATCCACGTTTGCGTTGTTTGCCATTGACGCATCAGCCGATGCATCTTTGGATGTATATGTCTGACCGGGTAGGCCAGTGCTTATCTTAATGAGTAAACAATTTTCATTAAGCCGTTGTAGTGCTTGGTTATTATCTTCCATTGTAGCGTTTAGTTAATTAATTATATTATACTGTGACAGTATTAAGCAGCCTTACGCTGCTCATCCCACTCCTTATACTCATTCAGTCCTGCGACTGTGAGTCCACGTTGAAGGGCAGCACTCATAAATGCTCCCTTTGGTTCATCAGGCCAGCGATTAGCGTACTTAACAAAAGCACGGGTTGCTTCCCGATCTTCAGTACCATCTGCATATGCATACTCAACCAAGTGCTGGGTAGCTATGTATAGAATTCCAAACGAGTCACTGCCTTCTGGTATGTCAACCCCCTCTGGATCTTTGATGATTGAATTAACATCAGGTACATTCTCTTGCAGCTTGCGGAATGCTAGTGCCTCTTGCCCTGCGACTGATCCTATAGCTCCATAGACTAGAGCTTTAATAACCTCTGGTCTATTGGCATAGCCTCCAATTTTATTGCACCTTTCAATGAGCTTGATAGCCCAAACAAAAGTACGAGGAGTACATTTAGTTACCTCTGAATACTCCACCTCTTCACCGCAAAATATTTCCTTACGGTAATCAGCGAATGCTATAGACCAAGACGGCAAGCCTTGATCAGTAGCCCAGCTTTGCCATCCCTTAACGGCAGCATTAGATGTTGAGTCTACGTAGAAGTGAATCAACCTAGTGGCAGCAGCGGAAGACAGAGGTGTAGTTCCAGTATCTGAATCAGCATTGCCAGCACCGATGATATAAACATCATCATCTAATTCTCTGCCATTGATAGTCCTGTCTAAGTCAAGCTGAAGGGTAACATTCTGCACCTCCATAGTCGCCCGATCTTTTTCATCCATCATAAAGATACAACCGGGACGGTTCTTAGGTATGTACTTCCCTTTGGAATCATACTGTTTAAGTACGCGCTCCATTAATGCTGACTGTAGATATGTTAACTCACCTTTGTCAGTATTAGGACAAGGCAACCCACCAATATCAGTTGGGTCTTTGTCTGATGTTCTCAAGTCAACCAACTCATAACCTAATTGAGCTGTGATTTGCTGACCGAGCTGTGACTTGCCTAACCCTACGCCACCCCAAATCACAGGAACCATAGCGGCCCCGTCTTTACCTTTGGACTGGATGTATGTTCTTGTCATGTCTATACAGATCATGACACCTAGTTTAATTACCTCTAGAGTTGAGGTGTATGCTTTTATTCCATTCATTTTGTTAGTTGTTTACGTTGTTAATAGTGGTTGAGTGTTGTCAAAGAGGAGTACATTACATCATATGCGGTATAACGTCAACCCCTTTTAGACAAGTTAATTTATTTGAGTTAATACTGTGACAGTATAGTAAAGTTAACCTTCCCTCCATTCTCCGCCACAGATATAGCCTACATTCTCCTCATCTGAGACTGATATATCACTTAGAGACCATGTGTCTAATCCTTCCAAGCTATTTGCATTAAGTTCAATAGCTCTTACGTATTCAGCCTCCATATGTGGGGAGCCGTCTCCATTGATCACAGCAGCCAATGCTTCTTTGGGGCTACCCGCAATGACTGTATACTGTTGCTGCCATACTTCAGGAACCGTCACCCAGTATTCTTTTAGTTCTCCACTCATACTGTTTCTCCTTCCATGACGTTATCAATCTGAGACAGTTCAAGTTCATGTATGATATGATCATCACATAATGTCCTGCCTCCCTTTTGATATGCGGGTTCTGTTCCGCACTCTTCACATGGTATACCGGGAACTGAGTTGGCTGTCTTCTTCACACCAGTGGCAAAGTCAACCATGTCCTGAGCATCCTTAGCTTTAGACGGGTCAACCATCCAAGCCTTAGCGTCAGCATTCCACCTTGCTCCGTAGTCTCTCTTCAAAGTTTCCTTAAATGGAAACGTCTTGCCAGTTATGTTTACCCACTTGGAGTAGTCAGGTGCTGGCGGTAATGCTTTTACTAACTCATTGATCTCACCCATATGACTAGAGTCAGGGTCAGAGAACCAACCTTTAGCTCCATCTCTTTCCCCAAACTTACAGCCTAAAGATTTCAAGCTGTCTTTGATTGAGTATGTATTGCCGGGGATTAGTACCCACTTGGCATCTATCTTTGCTCTCTTTTTATATCTGTACATGTTGTCTTTCTTTTTGTTTGTATCTCCCACCGCCTATACTGTGACAGTACAAGCGGTGAGAGTTGTTTTATTTAGAGGCTTATGCCTCCCGCGCCATCGGACTTTACTCCGATAATGAGATGCCCTTCACTTGAAGGGAACGATTCTGCAATCTGATTGATCACAGATGAATAACATTGGAGCAAGTTTTCACCTTCTCCTTCAACTTTGTGGGTTTGTACGTGATCCCCACTCTTCACGGTAACGTGATATGTCACTGTCATAAATTATATCTCCACTGGTAGTAAGCGAATGCTTGATCCTCTGGAATTGTCTGCACCGCATCCACCGCAATGAGCTTTAGGATCTTTCTCATCATCCCGTGTAAAGAATTCAGTTGCCTCCCAGTCTTGCTTATCCTCACACCATGTTGTGAGTGCAACTGTACCCACGCAAGAGGAACCACAATCACTGCATACATATTGAATCCTAGTCCCTTTATCATTTACGCGATGGTTTCTTTCCGCTTTAGCACACATTTTTACGTAGTTAAGGAACTCTTTTCTTCTTACTGTTGCACCGTTACTCATGGCTTGGTATATGATTGTCGCATCCGTCTTGATCAAAGCTCACCCCGTGTAGGTAGTCAGCTTCTTCCTGCTCACGCTTGGACATTACTTGTCCTTGCTTGCGTTGATATGATCCAGCTCCCTTGGCTGGCTTATGCATACGTGTTCCAGTATTAAAAGGAACATGCGCCCTTGGTTTATTTTTACTCATTAAATATCCTTTCTCTTGTTGTTACTGTTGCATTGCCTCCTGAGTACTGGAGGTATTGTTCTGCTATACTTAAAGCAAACTCTTCATTGTGAGCTAGTGTGATACTGCGCTCACCGAATTGATCCACGTGTACGACTGCCCACTTCCATATTGCAGATGGCTTGCGATTACTTTTAAAAGTTACGCCTTGCTTGCCACTGAATATATCTTCAAGCATCTCCGACTCTGCTATACTGTTACAGTATAGTGAGTACTTAACAGGGAAGACATTCTGCTGGGACATAGTCCCAGTCCTGCCTAGCTCTGTACTTAGGTTCATCTTACTCATTTATTTTAATTTTATAGTTCTCTCTCCAGTGAATTTTTTTCATATCTTTCTTAACTAAACCGCGAAGATATTCACTAACAGTTATACCTAGATGTTCAGCTCTAACTTTAATATAGAATTTATCACGCTCATTAACATTAAGAACCACTGTTTTCTTTTTTCTCTTTAGGTTCATTTTACTTTGTTATACTGTGACAGTATAGTTGTTTTGTTTTTCCATTAGTCTTTCTCCGATTATTTTCTGAGCTGGACTCATGCTGTCCAAAGGATTGGACACGTAGTCTCTAACCTTTGAGAATTTTTTCTTCTTACTACCATGCGCTGTAATCACAATTGATTTAGCCTTTGATCCTTTACCTTTACATAGTCCGCAATCTGCACACTGCACACCATGTGTATAATTAGGGCAAACAATCTCTCCATTACTTGGATTTTCCCCATCATCAATAACCCTAAAGCTACGCCAACCCATCTCATGCGCTGTAATCTTTTGTTCCTCAGTATCTGTTGAGGCCATGAAGTATTCACGGTAGGCTTGATTGTTAATTGCCTTCCATTGGTGAGTGTACCCAGTCCAATTAGAAGAATGATCTGCAATTCTTTTGACTATTGGCAAAGGTATGTTTACTGGATCACCATACGCACCAAACCTAGT